GAACCTGATCGAGAAGTCCAAGCGGGGTGAGGGCGCGGCGGTCAGCAACGAGAGCCTGCGTGACACGCTGATTGACCTCGGGAACTACGCGGCCATTGCCGTCTGTCTCTTGGACGAAGGTGAGGAGTCGGCATGATCGCCGTTGGTTTCTGGCTCGTCATCCTCACGCTCTGGCTGACTCACAACATCGGCATGACATGGGCGGTCACGCTCGTTCTCTACTGGATGGTGGGGCACGCCGTGGGGGACTACATACTCTTTTGTATCGCCAAGAAGGGACGCTAAATGGCAAAGAACAAGGCCCGATTCTTCCACGCGCATCGCGCGATCTTCGTTGACCTGCTGCGCCCCGCCGTCACGCGCCAGTACGCTCGCGCCCTCTGGCATCAGATGTTCAAGGCAAAGGAGGGCGTTGGCGACTTCCCCGAACCGGCCCGTCGCGCCTACAACGTCGCCTCGCGCCTACTCACGGCACAACTGCGGGAGGCACAACCCACCGAGGAGGCGGCATAGATGCAATGGCACGGTAAGGACCACTGGTCGTTCAATGTCGGGTTCGTGGGCGTGTCACATGCGGGCGTCGTTACCGTCGCGCACCTCCTCTGTTTCAGCATGACGATTCTTGGCGAGATAGGAACCATCAATGTCGGTGAGCGCATTATCCACCGATGGGATCACCGCCCGCAGGAGCGCCGCTAGTGCCGATGGATCGCGCCCGTTATCCGCGTGAGTGGGAGGCAATCGCGCGGCGCATACGTGACGCTGCGGGCAACTGCTGCCAGCGGTGCGGCGTTCCGAACGGTGCCTACATCGTGCGCGAGGAGGGCGGGGCATGGCGGGAGGTTGGCATCGAGCAGTGCGATGCGCTCGATCACGACGGCATCAAGGTGACGCGCATCGTCCTGACCACCGCCCACACGGGCGAAAACAAGCACGACAAAATGGATTGCTCGTCACTCGAATCTTTGTGCCAACGATGCCATCTACTCGAAGACCTTGACGACCACGTGCGTCACGCCGTAGAGACACGGCGGCGTAAACGAATCGCGGCGGGACAAGCCGTACTGATGGAGGAAGTCGCATGATTGGCCCCGAATACGTCGATGTCGTGACCTATATCAGCAACTCAAAAGAATACCACCGCACCCTGCGCTCCCTTGACCGACTGGGCATTGCCTACGAGGCGAGCACAACGCCGGATGGATGGAAGATAACCTATACCGTCTTTGCACAGGATGGGCAGCCGTGGCGCGACGCCACCGAGGAGGTCGCATGAGCGTCTGCAAGAAGTGTGGCAGCCTGAACATTGGGACGACCTATCGCCCGGGGAAGAACTATCGCCCGCGCGTTGAACGGCTCGACAAACTGTGCCGTACCTGCGGGTATCGGTGGACGGAGAGGCCGCTCGATTGGCGCGGTCGTGAGGCGGAAAGCGACGCACCGACGACGCTGCGCGAACCCGGGACGGAGGAATAAATGGTCACGGAGCAATTGACACGACGCCTGACGGATGAGGAAGTGGCAGTCGAGATGGGGCAGTACCGTGTTCTCAATCGTGTCAGCGCGGAGAATCGCCGCCAACTGATGAAGTGGGGCGTCCAGGATCACGAACCCTCCTTCTGGTATCTCGTGCTGATGGAGGAGATGGGCGAACTCGCCGCTGCCATCCTCGCGGAATCGGCAGGGGAGATTCCGGCAACGCAACGCGCCATCCTCTACAGCGCCCACAATATCGGATGCGGCGCACAAATGGCCCTCGAAGGAGGGTTGCCGGATCGCATCAATGTCGGCGGCGGCGCGGTGAGTGACGGTCACACGAGTAGCGAGGAGGCGATTCAGGTGGCAGCGGTCGCGGTGGCGATGGAGGCGGCACGGGCGCGTCGTGGCGAGAAGGGGGCATAATGCAGGCAGGCGATTTCTTCCTTTTCCACGGGAGCGACCCGGAGAGCCGGATCATACAGTTCGGGACGCACTCGCACTGGAATCATTGCGGCCTGATCACGAGTACGACCGGCGACACGCTGGAAGCCCTGAGTGATGGCGTGCGGTCAGAGACGATCACCCGCTTCAATGCGCGGGACTACGTAGTGGTCGATAGCGGCCTCACGGACACGCAGCGCGCCGCCGTCTGTGCAGCAGCCGCGCTCGACATTGGCGAGTTGTACGACTGGCTCGATATTGTCGGCATCGGCATTGACACCCTGACCAGGACGCGCTTCGTGATGGGCACGGACAAGCATGTGATCTGTTCTGCCTTTGTCGCGGCGTGCTATGCCACGGTCGGCAAGACGCCACCGGAAGACGCACGCCTCGTCAGCCCGGGCGCACTCGCACAGTGGTTCAGCGTGGTGCCCGTATGATTAGCCTCGCCTTCCACGACAAGCCGCACGTCAAGATTCGCGCGGCGCAGGCGATTGATGCAACGACACGCCTGCCCGTGGATGAGTACCGCCTGACGGTCTGGAGTGAGGTCACGGCCTACGAGGGGTTGCCCCAGTCCGTGCGCCACACCTTCACGCGGGCGCAACTGCTCGCCTTGCAGGGCGTGATCGCAGAGACGATTGGAGGGGACTAAATGGCACTGTTTCTGGGATTCCTCGGGATCGTTCTCGTCGTTGCCCTTGTCAGTGTCTTCGATCCGCCGAAGGCCGCACCCAAGACGATGTATGAGCGGGAAAAGGACACGGCGCTCCCTCCCCATCATGCGACCGAGTGGATGATCGAAGCGCAATCCCTCAAGCGGGCATTGGATAGATCACGGCTACAGTTGGCTGAGATGACAGGGAAATACGACGCGCTCTTGGCGGAAAAGAAGGCGCGCGATGCCGTGACGCCTCAACCAGTACCGCCGCTCGCCTGCAATGTGTGGGCGGCCTTAGCCCTCGCGGAGGTGAATGCTTCCCTTGCGAAACAATCATGCTCCTTTTGCCGCGACCATGACCATACTGCCGTCAAGGAACCCGCTGCCCAACAGGAAGCCGCAAATGCTGTCACGTTCAGAGAGTGGCTGGCAACGGAGAAAAAGAAGGCATACCACAATATCATTCGGGACATGTCGATGAGGGGTGCCGCCGAAAAGTAGGCAAACAAAAAAAGAGGGCGCAGGGGATTTTCTCCCCTGCGCCCTCGATGCGTTTATGCGGCGCGCTGGCCGGTCGCGGATAGATAATGATCAACCGACCAGTAATCGTTGAACATGTGCTTGTCGGGATGGAGCGTGAAGCAGGGGAACGCGGGGCAGGTGTAGAGCGAGAAGTAGCGATTGCCGTAGCCGCTGTTCACGTTGAAGGTGCCGCTGTTGAGCGCCAGTTTCGGCACGCCCGAATGCACCGCCGTCTCTTTGCCGGGGCGATGCTTGTCCCCTTCCAGCGCGATCTCGCGGTCGTTCCCCTCGCGCAGTAGGTAGCGCATGCCGCCGTGACAGGGGTGATCTATCGAGGAGCCACGGAAGCGGTGCGTCGCCGCCACCCGGTAGGTCTGGTTGCCGACAACAATATCTGGGTGGCCGATGCCGCTGTGATAGACGACGCGGCGCGAGAAGAGTTTAGCAATCGCGCTCGTTCCCACCTGCTGCTCGGCGCGCTCGATGGAGTGGTTGTCCCACGTCGAGAACAGGATGCGCGGCGCGATCTCGTTGAGGAAATCCTCGGCGTACATCTCCTGTTCCTCGATGTCGAGCATGTTGCCCATCACCTCGGCGACGGAGCGCATCTTGACTGCCATCTCCGCTACGTCACCGAGAAACGCGATGTAGAGATTTGGCACCGCCATGATCTCGTCCACGACTTTTTCGAGCAGGGTGTGGTCGGTGCCCCATGAGCCAATGTGCGTGTCCGAGAGCGCGATGACGCAGATCGGGTGGTCGAGGTGGGAGAAGTCAATACGCGCCGTCTTCTGTGACCACGCCGACTCCCGCTTCATCTCCTGCCGCTGCTCGATGAGGCGATTCATACTGCGCCACGAGAAGGCCGCGCCCGTCTTCTTGTCGCTCGTGAAGGCGGCGTGCGGGGGCGGCGGCGGTGCGGCCTCGGTCTGCGTGCCCAGGAGATAGGCGGTGCGCTCTCGTTTGGACATCAGCCACGTCGCTTCCGGCCACGCCTTCGCCAGCCCCCGGTTCTTGCGGGCGCGGCGGGCGTCAATCCAGAGGGTGTGTATCTCGGCGTTGGGGCGCGGATCGCCCGTGAAGCGTTGCTTGAAGGTCGCGAACTCTTCCAGTTCGGCCCGGGTGTAACTCACGCGCTGGCTCCCTCCGTGCCGCAGACGCGGCAGCGTACAGATGCGTCCTCCACAAAAAAAGTGACGGGACGGCGAGCGTTCTCCAGCCTGACGGCTTTTTTCGCTCTGAGGGCCGCTGGAGGGTATGTAGCCGCTCTCTCTCGTTCGCCGTTGCCCGCCCGTGTTGGTTAGGGGGTTGGTTCCTCGGCGAGAACGTAGAGCAGGGGGAAGACGAGGCCGGGGACGATCAGTTTCTTCGTTCCCAGAGTCGCACCCGTCTCCACTTCCCAGTCACCCGGGGAGACGTGCTCGTAGGCGATCCACGGTTCATTGCCCGCCCCGGCAATCGAGACCTTCTCCGCGTCCGGGGGATGCCAGCGCGCGTGGTGCGCGAAGCGGTGCGCCTCCACCGTGCAAGGCTGGTCGGGCTGCTCGGCTTTGGAGGCCAAGTGGACGTAGCGCGCCATTAGGCGGCGGGAGTGGCGGGCACACCCGGAGGCGGCGCGGCGGGCACGGCGGGGACGGCAATCGCGGGCAGGATCGGCGCGAAGGAGAGATTGAGTTCATGCACTGCCTGCTCGATGAAGCCGCGCCACTGCTCGGTCGTGAAGTCCACACCGAGCCGCTTGCCGAGGTTGAGCGCCCGGTCGAGGGCTTCGGCGTACTTCGTGCTCGATGTCATGCCCGTCGTCGCCGCTACCTGCTCCGTGGCCCGCACGACGATGTGCGCAATCGAGAGGCCGATGACGATCTGGTTCTGGGTCGCGTGCTTCTTGAGTAGCGTCACGCCGTACGCCCCGACCACTGGGATAACGAGCAGCACGAGTGAGGCGAGGGACTGGAGAATCATCTGGGTCGTCGTGGGATTCACGGTGCCTCCGTTCGTATACAGGTACGGTTGTCTACCACTACGGTCTTATACAAGTACAGATTAGTTCACATAGACGTGGAAGGTGCCGTCCTCCTGCTTGACGGCGGTCATCACCGCGCCCGAGGAGAAGGTCTGGCAGGTGCGGCCATCGGGAAAAGAGAATTCGGGTGAGGTCGGAATACCAATCGGTACGCCCGCCTTCACCATGCCGAGCCAGCGCGTATAGATACCGCTCTCTTTGTTGAGCGCCTGCCCCGAGCGTTGGAACGCATACTCGTACAACCCGTCGTCCGCTTTCCCTTCGATGGGGAGTGCCATGTCGTCCTCCTCTGTGCGAACGCCTGCGGGGATGTACCAGCCCAAGAGTCCCGCCGACGCATACCAACCATTCGCCACCGCATCAATGCGGCTCACCGTGCCGGGGTAGGTCGTAATCACGAACGGGTAGGTGTCCGCGACGAAGATGTGGCCGTTTGGATCGAAAGCCCGCCCACCAATCAGGACGGCTCCGGGCGGTGGCGGCATCTCCATATGGAAGAGGCCCGCTGCGGCCACCGCGTCGCCATGTACCGCCGCCGAGGGATAGCGCACGCGGGCCAATCCCGCCTCCGCCAGCCACTCCTCGACTTCCTGTTCGCACCACTCGTACTCCGGCTGCCCCTCATCGGTCTTCGTGTTGCCGATGTGCGCCGTTGCGACCCGCAGGATGTCCGCGAGGGTGATCGGCCCGAGCGGTGCGGGTGCCGGATCAGGGATGGGCGGCGGCGTCGGTGCGGGCACGGTGTCACCGAGGACGCCGTTTGCAAGCGCGCTGATCGTGGCAGAGTACTGCGTATCCGCCGCCCAGACGCCATCCATGTCGGAGAGTTTCGTCTTGCCGAGGTTCATGCCGCCGAAGTGATGCGGCTTGAGAATGCCCCACGGTTCCGTGCCGCCACAGTAGTAGTCGGAGAGGAGTTCGCACTGCGCGCGAATACCCGCTTCAACGGTGCCGTGCGGCGTCGCGTCACTCTCGCCCCAGATGATGTCCGGGGTGCCGTCACTGTAGATGCCGACCCCTGCCGCCGCGTGCGCGTTCTGCCACCGCGCGGAGGTGAAGGTGGCCGTCTCCACACACCCCTGCGCGATGGCAAGGTTGGCGTCATAGCCAATCGTCTGGCAGGCATCATGGTAGGTCGCGCAGATCGCTGCCGCTTCGCTCGCGTTGTGGGCGGTGAGATACGGAAGCCAGCGACCATCGAGGGCACGGAAGCCGCGCGGATCGCTGTCGCCGCTGTACCCTCCCGTGGGCGCGGGCGGTGGTGTCGGCAATGGCTCCGGCGTCGGCACGGGATCAGGGACAACCACGGGCGCGTCGTATGCCTGCCGGATCGCCGCTGCCTGCGCGGGGGTGATGTTGTACTGGGGGTCATGCCCCTGATCGTCGGTGATATAGAAACAGACCCCCTTGACGATCTCCGGTAGTCCCGCCGCCCATGCCGCCAGTTGGTCGGGCGTCGTTGGGTTGCTGTTCGCCTCGGTGATGTAGACCGGCTTCCCGAAGGGGGTCGCGTACTGCCATGCCGCGCCTGCGGCGGTGTCGTGCATCTCGTCTTTGTCTGCCCACCAGTAGGCGTGTGCGGTGACACTATCAAAGAGTCCCGCGTAGCGCGGGGTGTACCATGACATGTTACCGACGCTATACGCGGGCGCGGCGAGGACGATGCCACCCCATACACTCCGTAACGCAGACACCACGGCCTCCATCTGCGCTTCCCACGCGGCCTGTGTATACGCCGTGGGTACATCGCCACTGGATTCGGCGAGGTCGGGTTCGTTACCGGGAATGAAGAGCGCCGCAATACCCGATGCGTACCAGCGGGCGATCTGATCGTGGGTGCGGGCAATGTAGCCGTCGCTGCTCTCGCCCTGCTGCGGGGACGGCAGGCGCACGAGGTTCGTCACCCCATCCGTCGCGTCTTGCGGGCCGCAGGCGGCAGTAAACAACACGCAGGACGCACCGATGTTGGCGCGGCACTGCTTGAAGGCGTCCGTGGCTCCCTGTACGGGCGCATGGAGGCCGAGGATATTCTTCGGCATGATTCCCTCCCTCACTACTAACAGTCAACGGTGGCGCTCTGGTGCTCGGTGCAGTGCGGAGCGTGCGGGGACGCGGCCTGCATGAAGAGGCCGATCATCAGGAAGAACGCGAACATCGTGAGGAGGAGCGCGGTCAGGCGCAGCCGCTCCCACGACCCCTGGAGGTGCACGTAGACGCGCCACGCCGTCTCATTCAGCCCCTCGGGGCGCTGTGGTCGGGAGACGTAGACGAGGAGCCAGAGGGCGAGGAGGATCACGACCGCGAGAGGCGCGCTCATACCTCGGTCGCCCGGTCGCGCTCCTGCCGTGCCAGCACCATCTCCTGCAAGATCGCCATCTGATTGACGGACAGGGTATGGACGAGATCGAGGATGGCGAGAATCTGCGACACCTCGCCCGCCTCATGGTCGTCACGGAGTCGATCCTTCGCGGCCTGCCGGTTCTGCGACATCATGATGATCGGCGCGGCGTATGCGGCCTGCGTGCTAAACAGGAGGTTGAGGAGGATAAACGGGAAAATATCCCAATGGTGGACGAAGCCGACGACATTACAGGCCATCCAGAGGGCGACGAAAACGGTCTGAATGATGATGAAGCGCCACGACCCCATCGCGGTGGCGACCCGATCCGCCGCGCGCTCACCCACGGAGTGTGGCTGATGGATGTAGTGACGGTGGTACGGCACGCTACACCCCCCGCCCTTGCAGGAGGCGAATGATCAGGACGATCACCACGACGACGAGGAGCAGATGGATCAGCGACCCACCAATCGCCGTCGCCAGTCCGAAGACCCACAGGATCAGCAAAAGCACGATCAGGATGATCAGGAGGTCCATGTCAGTCCGCCTTTCCGGTGTCGATGCCATTGTCGGCCCGTGCTTCGAGGAGGATGCGGTAGCGCCGGTTCTCTCTGAGGATGTCGGTCATCTCGCCGTGGAGGGTGCGCATCTCCTCGCGGAGGTCGCTGACATCCCGCTCCAACTGGGCGATCCGTGTATCCCGTTTGACTAATTCGCCCTGGAGCGTCATCACTTGCCCCTGCCACTGATTGCTGTTGCTGCGCCAACTTTCCAGTTCGGCGCGGTCGTCGGCATTCTCTTCGCGTCGGTCCACGCGCCGTTCGCGATAGCGTCCCGCTGCCCGTCCGACGTAGACGCGGACGATCTCGCCCACGCCGAGGAGCGAGAGGATGAGCGCGATGGTCCCGATGACGCCCCCCGGTGTGCTGGTGACGACGGCGATCATTGGCGCGCTCCTCGATAGAGCGCACGTAAGAGGCGCGCGACACCGACCGAAACGGTGATCAAGGCGAGTGTCCAGAAGCCGGTCGCCACGATGTCGTGCGCCCGCAGGCCCGCATAGAGGCCCGTGCCCGCGATCAGGGAGATGGCGGCATAGGCACCGTGCCGCTCCGGGTAGAGCGCGCTGTAGGTCGTGGCGAGGATGTATGCCGCGCCGACGACGACCATGCCCACGGTGCCGAAGGAGAGGTACGGACTGTCCGGGGGGAGGAGATGATGGAAGGGCTGGATGACCAGTACCCAACCGATGAAGAAGCCAAAGACCAGACAGAAGAAGGTTAGGCTCGTCTCCCACTGGTCAATGACGCGCGTCACCCGCTGCCGGAGCGAGGGTGAGCATTCCTGTTGTTGTCGTTGTTGCATTACGCGCCCCCGGTTAGTACCTCAATCGTCACGCGTACCACCGCCTCCTCGGGAATCAGGCGGTACATCGCCATTGGCAGGCGGTTGAGGGTGATCGTGTTGTGACCTACGGAGAAGGTCTTGCCGTTGACGGTCGGATCACTGAGACTGATCGTGCCGGAGTTGGAGGGGAGGTCGCGCTGCTTGCCCATCACGTCGCAGACGAACTCGAACGGCAGGTGCGCCTCATCGTGCAGGAAGTCCACCGCTGTCATCGGTTCGGGCCGTTTCAGTGCCCGTGGCGCATAGGGCACGACCGCCGCTTCACCGACGAAATGCGTGACCAGGCGCGCGACGAGGGCGCGTGGATTACTCGCCATGCGATGCCGCCCGCGCCGCTGACTGTCGGCTTGCTTCCGCTTCCGCCGCCGTGACGCTCTCCTGCCAGACGCACTCGGTGAGAATGAGCGCGCCATGCGCGGCGATATTCGATGCTTCCACCAATCCGTGTGTCAGGCCGAACCACGCCACCGGCTCGAAGTTGCCGTCAGCGCCCACCGTGATCAGGACGCGCTTCTTGCCGTCCAGCGGATCGAGCAGTATCGACCGCTGCACGATCTCCCGCGCCTCGTTGACATCATCAACGAGCGCCGTCGTCGGGCGTCCCTGATCCAGCATCCGACGAATCTTGTCACTCAACACTGTTTCCCCCTTTACGCGGCGAAGAAGGTTGCCGAAGCACTCGACATCTCCAAGACGCCCACACCTGACACCTCGGCACGTCCGAGGCCCGTTGGATTGTTTGCATCGGTCAGCGCGACGACTTGGAAGCGCACAACCTGGCCGCCCTTCGTTGCCACGAGATATTTGCTGATGTCCACGGAGGCGGTCATCGTCGCCGTCCACGGGCCGCCCAGTTCGGGGCTGCGGTCAACGAGGTTGCCGTCCCCGGCGTCAATGTAGAGGCCGACGCGCATCGGCAGGTTGGTCTCGAAGATGCCCGGCAGGAGATTGTGGGAGTGCGTCGCCGTTGTCCCGGTCGTGGTGCCCTGCGTTGTGACCCCAAGCACTGTTCCGCCGTTGTCGGCATAGGTGGAGGTGAGTACGCTGTAGTTGCTCGTGTCAAAGCCGATGGGCGTTGCGCCGCTCCCCAGTCCCTTGCCGGTCGGTCCGAGGTTGTTTACCGTGCCGCCGCCGCCCACGCCAATCGTGTCGGCGTGAGCGTGATTCGAGTTGAGCGTCTGCGAACCGGTCGCTGGACCGCGATAGTTCCCGCCCGCCTTCATCGCCAGTACCTGCGAGTCACCCTTGAACCACAAATCCTGGTCGGCATTCGGGTTCGTCAATCCGCCGAAAACAGGGATGTAATGACCGTGCGTGTCCACCCCGGCGACGTTGTTCGCGTTGTCCGACGTGCCGCTCTTTGACGCGGGCACGCTCGTCCCTTGCCCGTGGCTGATGTCGGTGGTCCCGCTCGTGCCGAGTGTACTGTGGATGCCGCCGTGCGCGTGCAGCGGGATCGGCGAGCTATGTGAATGCAGCGGCAGGCCGAAACTGACGACGTTGAGCGCCGGGATCGGCACACTCACCGCCAGCGGCGGCGCATCCGTGACCCTGACATTGGCACGCGAGGGGAAGAGGTTGATTCTGATCTTTGCCGATTGCACCCGGAAGGACTGGGTGGGAATCTCCCAGTAGTTCGTCAGGGGATGAATGGCGTCGATGTCCCAGACGCCGCTCGCGATCTGATAGGGCGCGCTCACCGTCGTCGGTACTGAGCGTATCGCCTCGATCAGTTTGCGTGTCCCGTCAATCCCCCTGCTCGCCGCGTCCGGTGGCTGCTTGCCATTGTTCGTCAGTGTCCACGTATCGGTCGCCACGCCGCTCGTATCATACGTGCGCTGCACTGCGACAATGGTATAGGTGCCGTTCTCGTCCATCTCGCTGAACGGCCCCTGCTCGTCCACGCCAATGCGCCGGTAGCCGAGTGTCACCTGATCGCCCGCGCGGGGTGGACGGCCACTGCCGACCGTCGTCACCGTGACGGTGCGCTGCGGGAAGCCGTACCACTGGAGTTGCGCCTTCGCCGCGACATAGAGGGCGCGTTCCGTCTGCTCCTGCGAGGTGATGTCCGTCGCGTCAGTCGTGTAGGAGAAGGTGCTGTCCGAGAACTGGCTGCGGAACTCCCCCTCATGCGGGAAGCGCGCGTTATAGGTGGCGAGGGACGCCAGATTGACGATGTGGTACTCGTAGCCGTCCGCGCCGCCATCGAGTCGCGCCGCCACTTCCCACTGCGTGCTGTCACCCTTCATCAGGCGGGCGGGTTGCCAGATACCTGCTGCCGCGTTATAGAGCGCGGGCAGCGGGAAGTTTGGGTCGTACTCAGGAAAGTACGCCGCCTGCCCGAAATGCTCGTACGCGGGATCGTGGAGGATTTTGAAGAGGCGGCGGAATCGCACCTGACTCGACCCCGACCCACCGCCGATGGGTGTCATCGCGTTGACGAGTTTCGTGCAGTCGGCGGGGTTGCGCGTAATCGAGTCCACGAGACGCGCGTACGGATTGCTGTTGACAATATCGTTCGCATTGCCGCCATCAGGGGAGATCAGTTGCAAGGTCGGCGCGGCGCTGTTCTGGAGGAGTTCCATCGTCTGATTCGGTGCGCCGCTCGTGTCCCGTCCCTGCCGGATATGCCCGAAGGTCGCCGCCGCTGTCTCGGTCAGTGCGCCCAGTACCGTCGCGTCGTCATAGGCGAGGATGAAGGGGTCACTGCCGTAGTCGAGGCAGTGGGCCGACCAGCCATAATGCAATGCGCCGAGGCGCTGAACGATGGTTTGCAAGGCGAGCGGCTGCGCGTTCGATCCCGCCGCCCACCCTTGTCCGGTGGTCGAGTAGCGCAATGCCTCGGTGATGTTCGGCAGGGAGAGGGTGATCGTGTGCGCATCGGCACGCGTGATCTGCTCCTGCGGGTTGTCGATGATCCCCCAGGCGACCACGCCCACGTCGGCGTCGATGATCTTCACGGTGGCGAGGCCACTGAGGAGGGCGAGGTTGCGGCGGAAACTGGCACTGGTCGTCACACTGTGCGGCGAGAAGCGATCCAGTTCCTCCATCATCACCGTCGCGGAAAGGACATCTTCAATCGCCCATTCCTGCGGCAGTGCATTGCCCGCCAGATCGCAGAGGACGAGCGAAAGTTGTGCCATCACCCACCCCTCATCCCACGACGCTGAGCGTCACTTCCACCAATGCGCCCAGTCGCGGCTCCGCCCCCTGCGACACCTGCACGGTGGCCGTCATGCGCTGCCCGTTCGGCGGCGGGGTCGGCGGGAGGTCGGCGGTGATCGTCACCTCGATGTATCCGTTATCAATCATCCTCAGATTCGTGACGGTGCCGCGCATTGCTTGCCCCCTAACTGATGCCCTGCATATCGAGCATCGCCTGTGCAAGTGTCGCTATCGCGTCCTTGCCCTTTGCCGCTCCCTTGAGAGCGACGATTGCCGTGTCCCGCTTCTGTTGCTGCGGGTCGGGCGTGGGCGCGGACGGCACGCTCACCGTCACGCCGCCCCCCGCGCCGAGCGTCTTGCTCCCCGACTGCGCCAGTTTCGCCGCCTCTTTGTCGGTGATGTCCACGCAGAGCACATTCGGATCGGCGGGCGGCGTCGGAAATGCGCCAGACGCCAGCACATGCCGAGTTGCTTTGTCAATCAACAGCTGCATGTAACACCCCTTATGGCAGGAACTCGGTCACTTGAATACGTAGTGCCTCAAAGTTCGGTTGCGTGGAGGGCCGTAGGTAAAGCGTCGCTGCCCCGCCCGCGTAGTATTGGACTTTGACGGTATGCGAGCCTGCGGAGAGCGGCCCGACATCGAACGTCGCCGCGCCGAGCCAATTGGTGAACTGACCCGCGTTTGCGCCACCGACGGGCATCTGATAGGCCGTTGTACTGTCAATCAGGACACGCGCTCCCAGTGACGCCTGCCCTGCGCCTGCCAGATACTGCGCCGCGCCAGAGGTCGCGACAAGGATGCGTGAGTTCGCGTCCTGCACCGTGAAGGACTGGTTGGTGATCACGTCGGTCATTGTTGACACCACCGCCGCTGAACTATTGAAGATGTCGGCGACGGCTTGATAGTTGAGCAGATTGAGCGCCGTCTGCTGCTTGATATAGGCGCTGCCCGTCCACCGATAGGTGAAGCGGTCGGTCAGGTCGCGGTAGCGATAGTCGGTCGGCGGGGCAGCAGGGCGGGCAGCGGTCGTGAAATACGCATCGCCCACCTGCCGCCATGCCGTGCCGTCGTAGCGGAACCATGCGCCCAAATCCTCACGATAGACGCTCAGGCTGGTGGTGGGCGAGGCCGGGAATGATGTCACACCACGCATCCCGGTCGGCGCGAAGGTGCCGAGGGGCGAAAGCGTCGCCACCGGCGTGCCGTTTGCGCGCCATTCCTGGAGGTTGCCCGTCGGTGCGGCGACGGTATCCACGACGACGCCGATACTGCCCGTCGTGCCCGTTTTGATGTAGTCGGCAATCGTCGTTGTCGTCCCCGCCGTCGTCGGCCCCTCGGTGTAGACGCCGTACATGTTCGCCACCGTGCCGGTGCCGGTCAGCGTCGGGGGGCGCAGGTGCATTGAGCGGAAGTTCGTGATATTCGTCCCGGTCGTCGCCACCGTCACCGGGCCGATCTGGAAGCCGTCGGCATCGAGTCCAGCGGGTGCAACGGTCGGCGTGACGCCCATGCCCACCGTTGCACTCGCCGCGCCGGGGATGGTCGCGAGCGGGGAGGTGCCACCGGGAGAGACGAGAATGCCCGCCGTGGCGAAGGACGATTGCCCCGTGCCGCCTGTCGAGACGCCGGAGACGCCGGAGGCGGCGGGCGAGGAAAAGGTGTAGGGGCGGCGCGCGTCGATAATCAGCGCGTTCGTATTGTCGTCGTTGAGGATCGTGCGCGTCGAGGCGGGGCGTACCAGCACATAGGCGAGGGGGACGTCCGTCGCATTGAGGAAGGGGCCACGCACCGGGCTGGCGTTCTCCGGCCCGTAACTGAGCGTCACACTCCCCGCTTGCGACAGGCCGACCGCGACGAGGTAGGGGTTACTGACCGGTCGGGCAATCGTCGCGGACGGCCCACCGGGGAACTGCTGCACGACCGCGCTCGTATCACTGTAGCGCATCGGCTGGACATAGACCGTCATGCCCGGTACGTTCGGCGTCGTGACGCGCCCCTCGTCCGTGGCGGAAACAGCGACAAACGACTCGCCGCCCTGTCCGTGCAGGTGGCCGACCGCTGAGTAACCGCTGCCCGTCCCGCCGCCGACCGCGAAGGCAGCGAAATCGGTGCGCCACTCGTAAATGTCGGCACTGTTGATCTGCGTCATCCCCGCGTACATCAGCACATAGGAGAGTGGTGTCTGCCCGCCGATGGCCTGCGGCTTCTGTGGCGTGGCCGATGCCTGCCCTGCTGCCGCGTAGACCGCTGCCGTCGCGTTGAGGTAGATCATCACCCAGACGCTTGTGCCGGTGCCAGGGACGTATGAGGAAAGATCGAGGTCGCCGCCGCTCCACTGGACGGGGTTGCCCGCGCCGTCGAACTTCTTCATCGCATTGACGTAGACGTGCAGCGTGCCGGGCACGTAGGGGATCACCGCGCCATCGGAGAGCTTCTTTGTCGTCAGTGAGAAGTCCGGCACCGCGACGACGCCCGCCGTCCATGCCGTGCCGTTGGAGATCAGGACATTGCCCAAGACGCCCGGCGCGACCGTCGTGACCGCGCTCGTGCCATTCCCGATCACGACGCCGCTTGCCGGGAGCGTGGACGCGCCCGTGCCGCCCTTCGCCACACTGAGAATGCTGCCCGCTGCGAGGTCGGTCGCTGCCGCTGCGCTCGTCGCGCTCGTCGCGCTCGTCGCCGTCGCCGCATTACCCGTGACGCTGATCGGCCAGGTGCCGCTCGCGCCTGTCCCCGTCGTACTCGGCACGCCGAGTGCGGTCTGCGCCGCTGCCGCCGTCGTCGCGCCCGTGCCGCCATTGGCGACGGCGACGGTGCCGGTGACATTGCCCGCCGTTGTCGCGGTATTCGCCGTTGTCGCGGTCGCCGCGTTGCCGCTGACACTGATCGGCCAAGTGCCGCTTGTGCCCGCGCCGCCAACGGGCGCATAGACCCCGGCGTGCAGGTGATTACCCGCCGCTGCCTGATTCGCGCCCACGCCGAGCGTGTGGTGGAGCGAGGCCGGTCCCGTGTCCGTGTCCGCGCTCTGATGCGTGTTCGCCTGCGCCAGTTGCCCGCCCGTGGCGGCGTCCGCGTGGCTGTGCGATTGCAGGAGGGTGAGCATCGCTTTGTAGGTCATCGCGGCGGCGGCAGCGGCGGCCTTCGCCACGAATCCCGTGCCGGAGAACGCGCCGAGGAAGGAGGAGAGCGCATGGTAGGTGCCGTCGTTGAAATCGTGCTGCGTGGTCGGTGATTGCGTCGGCGTCGTCGTCTCCGGCAGCGCCGTCGCGTCAATCATTTCATCGGTATGGCGCGTCGCACCGTTGGTGGTGGCACCAACCATGTGATCGTTGAGCGTGTTGACGGGCTTCTGCATTTCGTTGAAGACGGACGCAGCGGTGATGTCGTCCACGTTGTCCTGTGGAATGACCAGCGGTGTGACGGGCAAAGGAATAGCCCTCCTTTAGAATCCCTTTTTCGGCTTCCATTTGATCTGCACGCTGCCATTCAGCGGGCTGAGTGGCGCACCCACGAAACTGAACGAGACGTGGTTGACCGTGTTCGGGAGCAGGTCGAGGTAGGTACGCTGCAATGCGGGGCGGGTGAGGAGGCCAAAGATCGGCTGACCGTTCTTGAGGACGCGCCGACTGGCGAGATCAACGAGGAGCGTGTCGCCCGCGAGCAGGTTGATCGGGATTGAGAAACTGGTGTTACTCTCCAGGCACGAGATGGTGATCGCACCCGCCCCGCTCGGCGACGACGCACCCCACTGGCCGCGCAACGAGAAGACGGCATCGGTGGTGGCGGCGGTCGCGTTCGTGGCGCTGTTGTCGAGCGGGATCGTCACGGAGGCGGTGGTGAGTGGGGTGGAAGGAAAACTCGCCCCCCATTTCGCGCCCGTGCCCCATTTGGTCGTGTGGCCGTACACGATGGCACCGGGGGCCGCATTGGAGGAGAGGAAGTCAGAGAGCGCGACCCACTCCACCTGAAAGTCGGCGTAGTACGGGGAGTTGACATCGTACTGGAGCGGATCGCGGGTGAGCACCGCGCGCATCAGCCACGTCGTCCCGTCATCGTCCACGAACTCAAGCATCTGGGGCAGGCCGTGGTCGAGCGCCTGCAAGAACGCCCTCCGTGCCTGTGTAAAGTTCTGTCCCGACTTCTTCGGCGTGATACGAAAGTGATAGGAGATCAGATTCACGTCGCGGTCGAAGGGGGCCGACCCTTTCGGATTGATCGGGCCGCCGCCCCCCGGTACGATAAAGACGGGGTTCTTGCGGGTATTGGGCACCGAGAGCGTGTCCTGCACAGCGGGAAAGTCGTAGACGGCACGGGTAATCGGATGGATCGCGTGGGCCAGTTTCATCGCGCTCCTCCGACTGCCGCGTGCCGCACCGAAACGTCGTGTGCCCCGAACTGCGGTCGCAGGATCGCCGCGACCCGTTGGGCGAGGGCTTCGCCGTCTTCGCCCTGCTGTTGAATGACCGTGATGGCAATCGTCGTCCCGCCCGTGGGCTGCGGTGTGGCGGTCGGACGCGCCCGGAGCATTGCCGCCAGTGAACGGCCACTGGTGACGTTGTAGCCGGGGGCAGTGATCAGTTCCGTCGTGGGGAGGATTTCCCCGTTCGGCCCGTCACCGACGAGCGCGTAGGGGGTCGTGATCGCGCCACCCCCGGCATGGGAGGAGACGCCACCCAAGGTGCGGATATACGTCTGATTCCCGTTGGATTGCTGTGCGCTCTGCCCAAAGGCGTTCGCGATCAGGCTGGCCGTGCCGCCCGCCATCGCGTAGATATTGCTCCATTGCTGCTCGACCGCTTGCGCTGCCGTCAGTTCATCGCCACGCGCCTTGGCAATGGCGTTCTGGGTCACAATGTCCCGGTCAAACTGGGCCAGTTTCGCTTTGTAGGCGGCGTCCTCGGCGTCACGGATGTCCTGAATGTTCCAGAGGTCTTTCTGGTGACTGATGTCCGCCTGCTTGCGTGTGTCCTGAATCTGGAGGGTTTGGTCATCATAACTGCGCTGGTGTTGCTTGTCCTCGTCCGCCCATTGCCGCTGCTGGAGCATGTACCCGTGTTGACGAATTTGATCCTCGGCGGAGAGGCGTGCCGACTCATCCTGAAAGGCGCGATCACTCGCCGTCGATTCCTTCGCGAGCCGCTGCAAGGCGTCCTCGTGGGCACGCTGCTGCTGGAGGGTGATCGTTTCGAGATCGTACTGCTCCTGCGCGTGCTTGCGGTCTTCGAGCATTTGCAGGTGCTTGTTATTGTCCTCGGCCTTTTTGAGGGCGTCGTCCTCGGTCGCCATCTTATCCTTGAGGATCGCGTTCTGACTGGCGAACGATTCCGCGCCCGCGTTGGTCGTCGCGCCCTTCGCGTCGGCGGTGAGGAGTTGAGACTGGGCATTCTCGCTGTTGCGGTTCTTCGTGAACGCTTCCTGCTGATCAAAGAGGCTGTCAGCGAGGATGCGCTTCTGCTCCGAGCCGTAGAATTGCAGGTAGCGCGTCTTGTCCTGCTGCTGGCGACTCGTCACCGTGTAGGCATCGTTCTCCGCTTGGATGCGATCCTGGATGCCCCGCATCTCCTGCGTGTGCGTGTTCGTGCGCGCGGTGGCCGACAGTTGCCGTTGGTAGGCGTCGTCTTGCTGGCCGCGCGTGATCGCCTGCCGGGTGTCTGCGGTGGTCCGCTGATAGGCCGTTTCCTGCTTCTGTCGATCCTCGTCCGCTTGCTGGTTCGTCCATTGGAGTTGCGTCTGGGCGCGCTGATCGGCCTGATCTGCTACCCGGCGCGCTTCCGTCACGAGCGTCTGCCCGTCCTCGGCCTGTTTCTTCTGCGCGGTCAGGGCAAGTACCTGATTGAGCGCGTCCTGCTGCTGGCCGTAGAGGGTCAACTGCTGGACGAGGTTCGCGCCGATTGGCCCCCCGGCCTGCGCGATCTTGGCATAGATGGCGGGAAGGTCGCCGCTCTTCGTGCGGATCGCGTCGAGTGCCTGTGCCTGCAAGACTTCGAGATCGAGTCCCTGCTTGAGCGCGGCGTTGTCGGCGTCGATCTTGTCCTGCGGCGTGAGGAGACCCGCGCCCTTGTTCCAGCCCGTTTCGCTGATCTTCTCCAGCAGTGGGAGCGTCGTCTGGAACTGCTTGTTGACCTCGGCGATGTCCTGCGGGTTCATGTTCGCGAACTGCTGCTGCACCTTCGCCGCTTGCGCCGAGACATCAACGATGATCTTCTTCGTATTGTCGAGTGCCGTGTTGACCGCGCCGACACCCGCCGCACCCGTGGTGGCGGAAGCGCCGCCCGTGCCAGCGCCGAGACCCCCACTCGTGTCGTCGGGCAGCCCCGGCACGCGGACGTACTGCGCTTTCGCGCCGACTGGCTCGATGTGAACGAGATTGCCGCCCACGTCGGAAGTCGAAACCTGCATGCCGTTCCCGGCATAGATCGCGACGTGCCCGTTGCCGGAGGCGTCGGGGTAGTAGACGAGATCGCCCTTTTGCGGGTCTTTCGTGACGAGGCCCGCTTTGGCGGCGTCATTGAAGCCAGCGGTGGCGTTCGCCTCATTCGTGCCGGTCGCGCCGCGCCGACCGGTGATGGACTGGACGGTTTCCTCAACGAACTGTTCGCACAGTCCCGCGAGATGGTCGGTATTGACGCTCTGGAGCGCCTTGTCCACGATCTGTTGGCGGACACTGGTCACGGTCGCGGCGGAGACATCTGCCCCACCATTGGCGAGTGGGCCACCGGAGCCGGTGGGGAAGAGTGTGCCGTTCCCGTTCGGGCCACCGGGTGCGGTGTCGTAGGCGAGGGCATTGGTCACAGGGTTCTTGTAGAATTGCTCAAGTTCGGTCGGTAGGCTCAGTCCCGCAGGTACACCGAGGTCGCCCGCGACGGACTGATACGCGGGGCCAGCGTATCCCTGGATGCCCGCAACGGGTCCGCGCGTCGCCAGCATGTCGGCGAGAATCTTCGTGCCCGTATTGATCTGGAAGGCGGCATCGGCGGGCGATGTGCCCGTGAGTTCCGCCTTGTGGGAATACATATCGGGGTGCTGGCCGAGATCGACTTGCATCAGACCGACGCCCAGACCACCCTGCTGCTGCGCGCCGACCTGACCGCCGCTTTCATGCATGATGATCGCGCCGATCAGCCAATCGGGAACGCCGTAGGCTGCCGCCGCCTTCTCGATCATGTCCTTGTAGGGCAGGAGCGCGCTGGCGTTCCCACGCGGCGTCGCCGTGCCTCCCGGCATGACATTCTGATTACCGTAATCGGTGAGGCCACTGCCGTTACCGGGAATACTCCCGCCCACGGAGAGGGCCGCGCTCGCCGCCCCGCCACCGATGACAGGGTAGGGGCCAGCGGGCATACCGTTCGGGTAGGTGTAGACGACCTCGACGGTCATCGTCTTCTTGTCGGGAATCAGGCCGAGCGCCGTTTGGATGGCGTCGGTCGCGTCCTTCGTGTCGGCGATGAGTTTGAGCGCGACTTGCTTGCCGCCCCCCTCGCTGTCAATCGTCTGGCGGATTTTCGTGTCGGCATCGGTGACGCTCTGCACGAGTTGGCCGACGTTATCACCGATGCCGATCCAGTCCTTCGACTGGTGCTGCTGCAAGGTGTTGACGCCGTTGTTGAGTTGATTGATGACGTTCGGTGCATTGGCGATCATCGTCAGATCGTCGGCATTCGCGGTGCCCCGGGCCTGACGCTGCTCGGCGGCATCGAGGGCGGAGAGAAATGCCTTCTTCACGTCATCGAGTTTCTTGATCCCGGCATCCGTCTGGTTGAGTGTCAGCATGTAGCCGTTGAACGACGCCTGTGCCTGCTCTTCCGCGTCCTGAATATTCTTGAAGGCATCGGCGGTCGCGGCGAGGCTACTGAGCGCCGCATTGCTGATACCGAACTTCTCCAAATCGGCAACGGCACGGTGCAGGGGGTCGGCGAGGCCGATCAGGTTGGCGATCCCCTTGGTGATGTCCACCTTGCTAACCGCACTGTTGGCGTCATTCCACGCCTTCGTAATATCCTTCGCGTCCTGTTGTGCCGCCTTCTGCTGCTGCTTCGAGGCGGCATCGCCCCCACCCGTGACGCCAAAGACGCCGCGCGAGATGTCCTCGTTCGAGACACCCATCGCCTGCAATTTCGCCATATCGTCGTACTGCTGCGCGACTGCCTCGGCCTGTGCGTCGGCGGCGACTTTCGCGGCGGTCGCCTGGTCATCGAGGTTCTTGGTCAGGAGAGCAACGTTATCGCTGACCACCGAGGCATTCGCGCCCTGTGAGACGAGTTGCGCGCCATAGGCGGCGAGTGAGTTCTTCGCCTCATCGGTCGTCGTGCGCCCGAGGGTGATCGTCTGTTGGAGCGTGCCGAACTGCTCAGTCAGGTTCGTGATCGCTCCCGCGTCGATCACCTGCGGGTCGGTGGCGGTGTTCGCGGAGTTGTATTGCGACTGCGCGTTCTTCGCTTGCTGCATCTGCGCGGCGTACTCACGGTCGAGGCCCGCATTGAGTCCGAGACGATCCTTGAGCCAACCGCTCACGCCCGAATGCTCGGATGCCTGCGCGTTGGCGATCTGGTCGATGTCGTCCTGCATCTGCTGGACGAAATCGGCGGAGGCGGCATGGATCGCGGCGGGGTCATAGAGGGAGCCGAGTGCTGCCGTGAAGGTCGCGCTGTCCTTGCCCGCGTTCGACTGGCCGAGCATCTTCTTGGCAATCGCGTCCTGCACGCCGCCAAAGAGCGGGTCGATGATCATCTGCTTGACGGTGAGGGCGATAATCACTGGCATGGCAATCTCGCCAAGCCCCGCGCCCACCGCTGCGATTGCGCCGCCGACCTTCGTTTTGAGTCCCGCGATCAACCCCACCGTCTTGAGGTCGCCTGCCTGTACGAGGTCGGTCTCCACGGGCAGCGCAATCGGTAGCGGCTTGCTGACCGGAGTCGGCCCCTTCCCCATCACATAGGCACTTTGCTTCTCGAAGGCCGCCTGCTGCGCGGCAAGTTGCGCCTCTGTTTCCGCCCTGACCGCTTGCCGATTCCCAAATGGCGCGGATGGATTTTTGATTGTGGCGTCCAGTTTCGCCGCGCCCTCGGCCTGAATCTGCGCCATACGTGCCTGATGTGCCTGCTCCATCTCCTCGACCTTGAGGACGTGCTGCTGGTAGCGCACATCTTCCTCGGCAAGAAACTGCTCTTTCTGTTTCTGATAGTTCTCGTACGAGGCGAGGTCGCGCTGATAGGCCGCCGCCTGCTGGTCGTAGTAATGCTGTGTTGGGGCAGTGTCGGCGAGTGTCTGCGACGCCTTCCGATCCGTGGATCGCTGCATGAGGGCGCTATTGATCTTCTGCTCGCCCGCGAGCGCGCCGATACCGGCGATCAGTTGGGGCAGGAAGCCGACCGAGCCGTTGAGGAGCGAGAAGGCTTTCGCCGCCGCGTTCGCATCCTCCGTCACGCCCTTGAGCATCGGCAGGAGGGTATTGCCGCCCTGTACCGCGAGGATGTTCAGCGACGAGGCAAGGATGTGCCCCTGCCCTTGCAGGGTGTCCAGTTTCTTACTGGCGATGTCACTCGCGTCACCAATGTCCGCCATGTGCTGCGCGACATCGGCCATCCCCTGCGCGCCCTCGTTGGCGAAGACATCGGCAACACGCACGCCGCGCGTGCCGAAGATCGCCGTCAGGTCACTGTTCTTCTGCTCGTCCGAGAGGCCAATCGTCGCCGAGCGCAACTGATTGGCGATGTCAACAAGGGGAAGCATCTTCCCCTGCTGGTCGTAGAAGGAGAGGCCGAGGTCATCCATCGCTTTCTTCGCGGCGGGCGTCTCGTGCTGGATGCGGGTGAGGAAGGTCTTGAACGCGGTGCCCGCGTCCCCCTTCATCCCCGCCTGCATCAAGTCGGCAATCGCGACCGTCGTATCCTTGAGCGAGAGATTGCTGGCTTGCGCGGTCGGGCCGATCTGCTTGAAGGCGGTCTGGAAGTTGGCGAGGGTGCCTGTGGAGGAATCCACCGCCTGCGCGAGGGTATTGACGGTATCCTTGGAGTCCGCCGTCGTCAGGCGGAAATCCTTCATCGCGGCGATATAGGCGTTCGCCGCGTCGGTCGGGGCGCTAAAGGTGGCGGAAGCGAGGTCGAGGACGTTGCGGGCCTGTCCGCCCACATCGGCGGGGCTGTTACCCGCTTTCGCCAGTTGCGCTTGCGCCTGGATGATCTGCGCCGTCGTGAACTGCGTCTGCCGGGACATCTCCATCGAGGCTTGCGTGATCTTCGCCATCTGCTGTGGCGTCGCCGCGAGGACGGCATTGAGGTTCGCCGTCTGCTGCTGCAACTCCGCTGCCGCGCCGACACTCGCCTTCATCGCCAGTCCGAGCGACGCAATCCCCGCTGCCGCTGGCCCCATCCGGCCAAGCATCGCCAGCGACCGCTCGACGGAACCGCTAAAGACGGTCAGGTTATCCGCTGCGGCGCGCAGCCCCGCGCTCATCTGGTCGTTGAGCGAGAGGCCAACTTGCATCTCGCCGCCGCTGTTCGTTGCCGACATCCTAGCCACCTAATCCTTTGTCGAACCCGCGTTGCAGTTCGGCAGCGGCGATTGCGTTCATCTGCTGTTCGTGCCGTTCCTCCGACGCTTCCTGCTCCGCTTCACGCACCTCCAGCCACTCGACCGCGCGCAGCCATTGCTCCCCCCGAGGGAGGGCATCCCACTGCGCGAAGGTCATGCGATAGGCGGCGGTTACTTTGAGGAGGATGTACGATTCGGCGTCCCGGCTGGCAAGTTTTTTATTGCGTCAGTTGCTTTTTCGACAAAGTAATTACGGCGGTAGCCGCTATGTTCTTCGATCTGCTGGCGCACATTGGCGACCGTCCCCGGCAGCCACCCCTCAAGGAACTTGCGCCCCTCGGCGGTGGGCGGGATGGCGGGTTCGAGGAGGCAGAGTTGGACGATCATGAAGTCCTTCTCGTCCACCCATGCCGTGCCCTTCTCGTCCTTGATTGCTTCCAAAATGTCGTTATATTCGTCGCGCGTGAAGGGGCGGAATTTGACGGCGATCATCTTGTTTGGCTTGCCGTTCTCATCGACGCCCATCTCCTCGGCGGTCAGCGCGAGGCCCATGTCCTCGGGGTTGAGTTCAACGATGTATTCCGTCACGTCTTTCGTGCGGTGTGCCTTGGCAGCGGAGAAATCGAGCGTCTTCGCCATCGGGGATACCTCCTGAATCAAAAAGAGCGGTGAGGGACAATTCCCTCACCGCATCCACACGCAATGGGAGACACGAACGAGTCGTGTTGCCTATGCGACGTAATCTATGAAGTTGTACGAGTCGGCGTCGTTGCACGCGGCCTGATAGAGCGTCACCGGCATGTCGATGGCGGCGTTCAAGTTGCGTTGCATGTCGGTGTTGCCGACGAAGTTGTAGGAAGCGTCCCGGGGCTGCATGGCGTCACGAATGTCGTTGACCGTCACGGTGACGACCTCGGTGCCCGCTTTGGCGGCAGTCTCGATCATCGTCTTGAGGCCGACCGTCTTCCCGGCAGCGTTGACAATCGTCGCGCCCGGGATGAAGGTGAAGGAGCCGCCACGCTTCGGGCGACCCGGTGCGCCTGTCATGTCGGTGTCACCGGAGCCGGTCGTGTCGATCTCGGCGCGTTGCGCGGTGTTACCGACGTTCTTCGCGCCGAGCATGCGGTACACGGGCAGGCTCGACCCCGAGATCGTCACCAGTGAGGTGCCGTTCGTCGTCGGTGCGGCCTGCGCGCCCGCTGCCGGGAGGGAGCCGAAGGTGACGCCTGTGACGCCCGCCGTGCTCGACTGGAGGACGAGGCTGCTGGCACCACCGCCCGCCGTGCCGACGTACCAGTTGACCGCCGTCGCGCCCGTTGGCAGGGCCGGAGCCGCGCCTGTGGTGATGGTCGATGTCGCACCCGTGGTCGTGACACTGGCGACCGGCGCGGGCTTTGTCTCCTTGCCCGTCACCTGGACATAGGTGTAGGAGACGGGATAGACGCCTGCCGGGATCGTGCCACCTGTGGCCGATGGGGTCGGGGTGAGGGTAGTCGCCGGGTCAGTGAGGAAGACGGGCAGCGGGCTGGCGAAGCGGACGATACCGCCGAGCCGCTGCAAGGTGTAGGGATTGCTCGCCTGCGTGACCGCGACGCCGTTGTTGAGGACGGTGATCGTGGCGGCGATGTCGAAATACTGCTTCGTGCGGTCGGTGATATAGAAGTTCGTGCGGGCAGCGGGGCTGTCCAGATCGCTCATCGGCAGGGACGTGAACGGCTGGCTCTCGAATTCAAAGCCGATATACGCCTTTGAAAACGTCTCAATCCAACGTGGCATCGGGCGTGCTCCTTGCGTGGGAACGCGAAAAAGCCGCCCTCAACACGAAGGCGGCGCACAACGGAAACTTAGGAGTAGGAGTACTCGCGCAGGGCGATCCAGAGACCGCCACCGGAGATGTACTCCACGTTATCGTTATCCTGCACCTCGGGCCGCAGGGTCCGGTAGCGGCGCAGGTAGGTGAGGTTGGGCAGGCTGATCGTGCCGCGCAGGGCGGTGTTCGCCAGCGCGTCGAGGGTCTGGACATCCTTGTTCGCGGTCGGGGATTCGATGGTGCGTGTCACCCATTCGACCGAGAACCACGGCAGGCGCGTGTCATACTGACCGCCGTCCGACCATTGATCGGTGCCCCCCGCTGCCTGACCGACATAGCCACGCGGGAAGGGGGCGTCGGGGGGCACTTGCGCGGCGGGGTAGATGCGCGTGCCGACGAGGGCGGTAATGCCCGTGATGGTGCGCAGTTGCGTGATGATTGCGCGTACGACATCATCATCCATAGCGGACTCCTAACGGCTGATGATGTCGCGGGTGGCGCGGGTACTCCCTAGCAGCGCCCGCCGACTGGCGGCAATCCCTTGCGCTTCACGCACACGGTCGTAACTGGCGACAATCCCCGTCCCACTGCGGACACGGGCGATGTGGGCGAGTTGGCGCGCGACACCCTTGCCCATCGTTGGGGCGGGGCCGAGGGCTTCCTCGATGCCCGCCAGTCCACCGGGCACCTTCTGGGCGGCGTTGATGAAGCCCACACGGGCCAGCACGTCCCCGGTCATCCGGTAGAGCAGGGCCGCGCCGAACGCCTCGGTGCGCTCCATGAAGAAGTGTCCTTCGTGGAAGCCGCCGCCGCGATCCGTCCAGCCCCGGTTCTGATAGACGGCATAGGGAGCGTCGCGCTCGGGATTGGGCGCAATCGCGACCGCCCAGTAGACGACCACTTGGTTCGTGCCGCCGTGGGCCGACTGCACGAGGAAGCCCTGATCCACGGGGACGATGCTCCTGAGAAAATCCTCGCCCTCTTTGCGCACGACATCGAGGGTGTCCCGCATCTCGCCCGCGAGCGATTCCACGAACCCCCGTGTGAGGCGGAGGCGTGACGTATTGATCTGGCCCGTCACCCGGAACGACATCGCTTAGAACACGTTGTCGCTGTGATGCGCGCCGACATAGTTGCTCTGCTTGATCACCCACTCGCGCTCACTGCCCGCATAGCGGGGCCACTGCGCGGCGGTAATCTCGCGCACGCCCTGACCACCCGGCGAGGAGATGATCATCAGGCCGTTGGCGGCGTCATGCGTCGCAGCGGCATAGAGGTCGTCGTCGGCGGGTTCGGCAACGGGTTCGGCGACGGGAGCGGCTTCTTGCGCCACCTCGTCCGTGACGAACGCGCCCGGAGGAAGGTTCTGGTTATCCATTGATCAACTCCTCAATCACTTCTCTCGATTACAGATACACAAGGTCAGGGAGGCGCGGGTCGGCCCCCGGGTCACTTGCTTGACGCGGTAGGTGCCGGGATTGGCCCCGGCAGGGACGACGAAGGCGTAGCCCGTCACCACCTCGTAGCGGCCCGGAAGGGCCACCTGCCAGTCGCGGGTGTTCTCCGGGCCACCGCCGAGTTTGCGAATCCAGTCATGCACCGTGGACATGGGGAAGAGGCCGACCTTGATGTTCGCCTGCTTGACGACATCGGTCGTCGGCCCCGCTTCGAGGTTGCCGTACCCATCGTCGGCGAGGGTTGTCCCCGGGCCGACGAGGTTCGCGGTGTCACGCAGCAGCGTGTTCGATTGAATCGGCATCGCTTACCCCGTGACCGTCGCACCGGGCGCAATGACGATCCGCGCCCAGTTCGCATCGGTGTATGGCTCGTTGGTGATCAGTTCGGCGGGAACCGTGTCCAGGAGGTGCCGCAGCGCGTCTGCCTGCGCATGCAACTCACGGCTCACCGTCTTGGTGTCCTCCTCGTAGTCACCGATGCGAATGCGCTTCGCGAGGAAGGCGGCGTTCGCGGCGATGTTGTCGAGCAGTTCCGCCGCCGCCAGATACGCCGTGTTGACGGGATAGTTGGCGGCGACGGCCATGATCTCCGAATCCACGAAGATGCACGACCAGTCCGAGCGGGCAGCGGGCGGCCCCGAGGGAGGCACCGTGTCCACGTCGATGTCCATGATCAGGCGGCGGATCGTGTCGATCTGGGAGGAGCCGCCCGTGTACGTCGCGACATAACTTGCGAGTGGCATCAGGCGACTCCCCTAATTAGTGATCCTAGACCGTGCCATCGCTGGCGTACGCAAATTTGGGATTGAGCATCGTCCCGCCGAAGAACATGCGCGCCCGCCACTGGAGGGTGTCGTTCTCGAAGGAGCCTTCGTCCATCGGCACTTCGCCCCCGGCGACGATGATCGCGTTCGGCTTGCGCATCCAGAGTTCCGGCGACTCGTGACCGGCGAGATAGCCGACCTCGATGGCGCTGCCGAACTGCGGATCGCCCCAGAGGAACCAACTCGTCTGCCCGTTCGCGGTCGAGCCGACCACGGGGAGGAAGGGGTTCATCACGACTTGGATGCCCTGCTCGGCGAGGTAGTTCGTGCTCACACCCACGGTCGGCCCCGCTGCGGCGGCATCGGTGCGCCCAACCGTCGCGGCGAAGAGGTTGCCCGGGGAAATCAACTGCTTGGCGAGCAGGTAGAGGTTCGGCGGCACTTCGAGGAACTTCGGCACGTTGACAATCGGCTGGCCGCTCTCGCTCAATTGGCTCATCATCGCGGTGATCGCGGCAGAGAGGTTGGCGAAGTTGAGGACGCCGTGGCCGAAGTTGTTGTTCGAGGCATCGAAGACCTTGCGGGTGACGCCCGCGTAATCGACGTAGGAGTTGATCGGGCCGGATGCGCCCATGTACAACTGCGTCGTGCGGTAGGTCTCGGTGTTCCGCGCGCCCCGGGCCAAATCGGTCGGGGTGTCATCGAAGATGCCGAGGAAGTCGTTGACCTTCGCCTCGAACGAGAGGCCGAAGCCCTTGCCGAGTTTCTGCACCTTGTAGCCGTAGCCGCGTTCGCTCTGCGTCCCCTCGGGGTATTCGCCGAACTCGGGAACGACGGTGAAGGGCTGATCCAGCCCGTCGAGGCGGGTCGTCCGCGCCACGCGGAAGTCCTGCACCTTGCCCTTGCGGACATACGGCCCCTGAATGAGCGGGTAGGACTGGTACGCCTGCGCCAGTTTCCAGGAGAGGATGTTGGTCGTCAGGGTCGTGAAGTCCGCCGTGGACATCGCTTCACGGATCGCGTTGTCACTGAGGCGGTCATCACGTACCGCCTCGACAAAGCGGACGACAGCGGCCAGTTTCTTCTGGTAGAGGGGGTTCTTCACGCGGCGGCGCATGTTCTCTTTGGTCGTGCGGTGCCACGCGGAAAGGTCTTCCTCGTTCTCGACCGACTCGTAGAGCGAGAGGAAATCGCGCTTCTGGTCAAACTCGTCCATTGGTTGCTCCTGCACACGAAAAAGCCCCCACGCGGGGGCACAAAAGCGACAGCGGGGAAGGGACTAAATCGCGCCGTGGCGGACGGAGATCGTCGTCGTCGCACCGGAGGCAACCGCGCCTGCGGCGATGCCGAAGGGGACGCCCGTCGTGTCCTTGTCAATCGCCGGAGTGTGCGCGAGATTGATGTAGAGTTGGTCGCCCACCGCAACGGCGGCACTGACCGCGCCGTTCGTGACGCCCTTGACCGAGAGATTCCAATATTTGTGCGACATGTCGATCACGCACTGGTTCGCCACGCCGTCAATCGTCACGCTGCCCACCGGGGCAACGCCCGTGAACTGGCCGACGTTCGCCGGTGCGCCACTGGCAATACCCGCCAGCGTCGCCACAAAGACATTACCGGGCTGTTGCTGCTCGTTGAGGGCCACTAGAGGTTCCTTTCAACTGCGTACTTATATAAGTACAGTTCGGGTCGTGGTTAGCCGACCATCTGCTTGATCAGGTCGCGTGCGCTCTCCGCACCACCGAACATCGAGGACATCGCTTCCACGAGTTCCTTGTTCTCCGAGGGGGCGATCACGTCCTGCGCGCCCTCCGTGACGCGCGAGCCGAGGCCCGTCACACCACCGCGCGCCGCCGCTTTCGGGGCAATCGCTTCGGCGGCACTCTTGATGTAGGCGATCTCGCTCGTCACGGCCTCTTCGAGGCGGTCGGCGTTCGTCGCGCTCTCAAACATGCGGGCAATCCGCTCCTTGGCAATCGCGGGCAGTTCGGTCTCGCTGACCGCTGCGAGGCGGGTGGCGACCTTCGCCTGTACTGCGGCGCGGGCTTCCGCGTCCGTGGCGCGCTTATCGCTCTCGGTCAGTTGGGCGCTCAACTTCGCGTTGGACTCCTTGACTTCTGCCAGTTCCGCGAGAATCTGCTTGGCCTGCTCTTCGTTCACTGGTGGCTCCTTATGGGTTTCCATCACGGGTGCGTCCCCGCGATCACTTTCGTAGAGGCCGATTCGCCCACCGGCACCTGGCTCGGTGACGAAATCGACGCTCTTTCCCGAGGTAAAGCCCTCGACAATGTGCGTCTGGCGACCTTCGACTTCGCCCTCACGCACGGTGCCGGTGGCGTTGATGGAGACGCCGACATGATGCAGCACGCCCTGTTCCTTGTAGAGCGCCAGCGTCTCTTTGAGTTGCGGGTTGACGATTGCCGCCCGACCCCGCAGTTCCCCCTCCGTACCGAGATACGTCTCCTTGATCACTGCCCCGATGCGGGAAAAACTCCGTTCGGGGAGTTCCTTTTCCTCGCGTACGGTCGGATGGTCGATGTACATCTTCCGATCCGTGAAGAGGTTCTTTGTGGCTGCTTCGGTAATCGCTCCCTTCGTGTAGTACCGTTTCCCGCTCGTGTTGAAGCCGGGACGAATAATCGTCATATCGAAGGTGCCCTTATTGGTGCCACCCGTCGATTCCGTGAAGGAGGTGATCACCCCGATGTCGGTGATCGCTACGTCCTCGCCGCTCTCCAGGAGGGGCAAGTCGCTCTCGCGTGTGGACTGCATCATCGGCAGGAAGCCGCTCCCGTAGGCATCGGCGGGCGGCGTCGAGGGGCCAAGCATCTCGACCGCGTGATGGACGATGGAGTGCGCCGAGTCGTGGATCGACTGGATACGCGCCTTATCGTCTTGCGAGTGGCGGCTGCCCGCTTCCGCGAGATAGACGAGCGTGTGGGGCGTCTCGCCATCGAAGGCGGCGCTCTCCTTACTCTCATCCGGGTTCGTCAGGTCGTTGTCGCCGTCATGGTCGGGATCGACATCCATGTAGACGGCCTTCTTGACGACGGGGCGCGAGTGCGGGCCGAGTGTCGCCTTGTGCGTGCCGTCCACCTTGTAGCCGCGTGCGAAGTGCTTCGGCGTACCGTAGCCGCTGTCGTACCCCTTCGTGAAGGTGAAGAACGTATCGTATACGTCCCCGACCTGACCCGGGCCGCTGTAGTCGTTACGCGGCTTCGTCGCTTCGTGCTCGGCGTCCATCTCCCGCTGGATGGCGCTCTTCACGTCGCCGTCGTTCATCGTCGGACTGACCGACTCCCGCATGGCGGTCGCGGGCGCGTCGGATTCCTTGACCCCCGCAGGCATCGGGTAGCCCTTGCGCTTGGCAATGGCAATCGCCCGGGCACGCACCGCTGCCGGGTCATCCGCGTGGCCGACGAGATGGAGGGCGCTCTTGAAGTGCTCGGGCGAATCAATGGGAAACGACCGATGGGGACCGGCGAAGTCCTCCGCTGGCACATCGGCATATTTGCCCTTGGCTTTCGTTGGCATTTAGGCCCACCCTTTGAGGACGATGCCCGCTGCCGTCGCGCCGTTGACGCTCTGCGCGGCGGCGGTCAGGAGATGGAGGACGGTGCAGGGAACATCAAAGAGGACGAGCGCACCTGCGGCGAGTGCGAAACTGCCCGCCGTCGCCGTCGCATCGAAGTTGTAGTTGAGGGCGGCGGCGGTGTTGTTTTGGAGCGCGATGTGGTGGACGGTCGAGGCGAAGGTGTAGGGCGTGTCGGTGCCGACATTCGTGTTCGAGACCCCGGCGACGGCGACCGCCGCCCCCGCCCCCGCATTCACGTACGCCTCGCCCGAGGCATCGCCCTTCTGGTCCTCGGGGATACCCCCGGGACCGGCAATCAGTTCTGCCATACTGCTGGCTCCTTATTTGAGGCGTGTGGGATCGTCGGCGATCTTCGTTTTCGCCGGAGCGAGTTTGCGGGCGGTCAATGGGGAGCCTGCCTCGCCCGGGGCAAACTGGCCCGCGCGGGAGGTGTTCTTGATCAACTGCTGTGTCGCCGCCAGTTTGCGCGCGTTCCCCTCGGGATCGTTCGTGTCCGGGGGTTCCATCAGGTCGGGTGAGCCGGACATCAGTTCGGCCAGTTGCATTTGGTAGTCGTCCAGTTCCTTGCGCTTCGTGGCGATCTTCGGCAGGAGGTCTTGCGGGTTGTCGAGCATCAGGACGTTGAGCACCATCAGGCGCATCTCCTCGATGTCGAACTCCGGCAAGACACCGATCAGTTCCACGAGCGAGGCGATGATCGTCTCGGTGTCCGCTTCGAGAATCTTCGGCGCATCCACCCGGACGGCGTGCGCGTCGTAGGTGCGTCCCTTGACCGCCATCGCGAAGGCAAAGAGGCGACCGTAGATGCTCTTGAAAACGGTCTGGAAGTCGGTGAAGAGCAGTTCGACCGGGCGCTCCATCGTCTTCGAGGTCGCCCGCGTCCCCATACTGCCATCGGCGAAATAGTGCTCGGGCAGGCCGACCGCGCGGCAGAACTGCAAGGTGAAGTTGCGGCTCTCGATGTAGGCGTTCTGACCGCCCGCCTGCGCGTTGACGGGTGTCCACGACGCGCCGCCGTTCGTACTGAGGGTCGCCGCTGCGGGGTAGGCCATCCCCGGGTAGGTCGTCCCCGGCATGAAGGGGCCGGTCGGACTGCCCGCGTTGGCTCCCTGCGGCAGATTCGCGAGGGCGCTCTGCGGCCCGCTGATCTTCCGCTCCCACGCGAAGCGGGCATGTGCGGCGCTGATCGTCGCGCGGTCCTCAAGGAACTTCCGCTGCATCTTCGCCCAGTCCATCGCCGGGGTGAGCGTCGGATAGCCGCGCAAGCCGACCGTATTGAGCGGGATGTGCAGGATGTAGGGCGTGTCCATGTCGTCGTTGCAGGAGGCAATCTTGACACTTTCCGGCAACTGGTAGGCGCGGAACATCGCGTCGGTGATCGGCGGCAGACCACCCTCGCGGTCGTGGAGGGCAATATCGGGGTAGAGGAGCGATTGCCGCCCGCCCGCGATGTCGTTCCACTGACGCAGGTAATACCAGACCTCCGAATAGTCGTCGGGGTTGGTGATGATCTTCGTCACTTCGAGGCAGTCCATCAGCGTGCGCACGCGCGTCACGTCGCTCGGACTCGCGCCCGGGAAGGCGACGAAGAAGAGTTCGCCGTCGATGTTCAGTTTCTCGGCGCTCTTGTGCTGGCCGAGGACGGAGAAGACGACGGCGTTATCCGGGTGCTCCCAGAACTCATCGGCGTCCTGCTGCAAGGTGTGGGCGCTCGGCGTGACGGGGTTCGGGTTCGCATGGGGGTCAAGTGCCTCGGCGGGCGGGTTCGGCACCGTCGCGTCGCTCGCCTGAATGGAGAGGCCACGCCCGATGCAATAGCCGACGAAGAGGCGGATCGCCTGACGGCACAAGGGATCATAGATGAAGTATTTGCGTGAGCGGCGGACAAGTTCACCGCGCGCCTGATCGGGGAGATCGTTCGCGTCACGTCCCGTGGGGGAGTTCCAGCGCGCCCACCCCGCATCCTCAATGGCGAGTTGCGCTTCCACCCCGGGCAGGGCTTCCCGAAAGCGTTGATATTCGCCGCGCGTGACGAAGTTCGCCGCCCGATCCACGATGTTGTCGAGCAGTGTCGTCATCGCATGTCCTTTGTGTGAAGTCGGCCCCCCGCGTTCGCCTTACGGCTGCTATTGGGGCGCGGTATTGCCTGGGACGAGTCCAGCGCGGGGAGTCGAGGGAGAGTGCAGGCAGGCGGGACTCACACCCGCTAACTGTCCCTTGTCGGGTCGCGTCGATGCTTTCGCCTCTGTCTGCGGATGGTGGGCTATTTCTTGGTGGCGGTGGTCTTCTTCGCTTCCGGCTCGGTGGCGCGGAACTGCTTGACCGCCGTATCGAAGGCCGCCTTGATTGCCTCGATGTCGGCATGGATCGCCTGCATCTCGCGGAGAATGCCGACCTGAATCTCGTCGGAGGGATTGACGGGGGTGTAACGTGGATGGTCGAGTTCGCTCATGCGTCGCTCCTCATCGTCAGTCGCCTGCGTTGTAGGCGATCACGGTTGTCGCATCGCTCGCGCCGCTTCCGAAGGTCAGGTCGGTGCTCGTGCTGCTGAGGACATTTGTCAAGCCTTGCGCGCTGCCGATGATCGTGGACGTCCAAAGGGATGGATTCCACGGACGATACGGCTGCACGGGGTGTGGATAGACGGGGTACGGCTGCGGATAGGGCATCGGCACAACCTGCACGCGCTCAGCACGCAGCATCGCCACGTCCGCGCGCAAGGCCCGCACTTCCGCGATCAATTCCTGCATCGTTTCGTTGCGTGTCGCACGTCGCTTGTAACGGGTCATTAGTGTCCTCCGTCGTATGTGGCGAGTGTCCGAACCTAACCCAGGTAGTCCCGCTCCCATTGGGAGACATCGGCGCGTTCCTCGAAGTCCATCTTCTCGATCACCGGGACGTGCGTTGCCGCCCACTCGCCAATCGCGGCGGACATGATCGTGTCCTGCACGAGTTTTTTGTCGTTGCGGGTGTAGGCGCGCATCTCGCTCAGGACATCGGGGATGCCGACCTTGTAGGTCTGGGACTCGACGGCGAGTTGCAGCGCCGTGATGATGTTCTCTTTACTGCGCGTCTGTGTCTGGAAGGCGATGATCGCGCCCATCGGCAGGGGGATGCCCGCGTTGATCATCTGCGTCAGGTGCATCTCCTGAATGACGTGCGCGCCCGCAGGCCCGGGGATCGCGTCAAGGACGCTATCGCCCATGTTGTTACCTTCGATGATATGCAGCCCCGGGTACATCGCCCATCGCTCGGCGATCAACTGCTGCTGCACGGGAATCTTCATCCCCTGCTCGCGCTGCCACGCGACGACCTGATGGACACGCTCCGTGGCATCAATCGTCGTGCCCACCGTCCAGTCGCGCTTGCGGGCGATGTCCCAACTGGTGACATAGAAGCGCCCCGCCATCGCGAAGGTCGGGCCGTTCCACCCCTCGGCGCAGGCGAGAATGCCGTCCTCGCGGAAGACCGGATCGCCCGATCCCTGAAAGGAGCACTCATGTTCCGCCGCGAACTTGGAGATCGCCATCTTGGGTGGGCGGTTCTCCTCATACCACTTCTGGTCGCGCTCCGGGCACATCCAGAAGGGGATTTCGTGCTTCGACCACTCATTGCCCATGATGCCGCGCCAGAGATCGTAGAAGAGTCCTTGCTGGCCGTTCGGTGTCGAGAGAATGGTGATCGTGCCGCCATTGGCAATCGCGGGCATCACCGAGACGTAAATATCCTCGGCGTATTGCAGGTAGGCCGCTTCATCGAGGTAGATGTCCGAGGCCGGATAGCCACGGCCCGCGTGCCGCTGCGACGGAATCGAGGTGATCGAGGAGCCGTTGGCGAACTGCATCTCCTGCTGGATGTCTTTCGTCGCCTTGCAGGGCGGCGTCTCCAGCGCGCTGTAGATGTCCCGCGCCTGCTTGAGCAGGCGGATCGCGTCCGGGCCGTTCTTCGAGATGAAGAGGATCGTGCGGTGCGGCGTGAGCATCGCCTTGTAGAGGGCTTCCGCCGCGACCGCCTGCGAGAACCCGATCTGCCGCGCCTTGAGGATCAGGCGGAAGCGGGAGGTGTCCATCCAGAACGCCAGTTGATAGGGGTAGGGGATGAACTTGATGCGCCCGCGTGTCGGGTGAATGATCGAGGCTTCCGCCGCGATGCGGACGGCGATGTTACTCGCGATTGGGTTCGCTGTGTTCGGCGTCAGGGACATCGGCGGCTTCCTTCGTCTCGCCCGTGGCCGCGTACCAGGCAGGTGGCTCCGGCATGGGGGTGACACGCGCCGTCAGGGCGGGGATTTCCTCGGCCTGCATCGCGGCGAGATAGGCTTCGGCGGCGATCCGCTGCGCGTTCTCGTGCCGTGCCTTCTCCTCGGGTGTCATGTGCGCCGTGGAGATTTCCTGCGAGGTGCCCGCGTTGATGTCCATCTGCGTGTAGGTCGTCGGCAGTTCGGCACTCCGGCGCGCGAGAATCGACTTCTGTTCAAGCAGTTGGGCGAGGGAGGTCGCCGACCATTTGTAGGGGATGTACTTGATCGTCTTGCCGTCGCGCTGCACTTCCTGAATGAAGGTCGGCCACGTCAGCATCAGGTCAGTCTTCTTCTGGATTTTGAGGTGGTCTTCCCACTCCTCGTCCTGGAGTTTCATGCGCCGCTCAACCATCACGGCGGCCTTCTTCTCCATCTGGGCGCGGATCGCCGCCTGCTCCTCCTCGACCATGAAGCGGTCAAAGAGCGCGGCGCGCTGCTTCCAGCGTTCTCGGAACGCGCGATCAACGACGGCGGGGTTCGATGTGCCGCAATGTACCGCGACCTGTGCGAAGGTGCGACCCGGCCCCAGTTCGAGGTAGAAGCGATACGCCTCGTATGCTTCCTTGCTCTCCCCCGGCAGGGCCGAAAGCCCATCGAGGACATACCCCTCCGGCAGGGGGCGCGGGTTCTCCTTGGCGACGTGCTCGTATCCCGCCCAATTATGCGTTGGTTTGTCCATCACTCACTCGATTACGATGTCGTAGGTGCGCATGCCGCGATGGGAGAGGGGCGCGCCACACGCGATGGGGCGGACAGCGATGGTCAGTGTTTCCGGCACATCGTCGCTCGCGTAAATCTCGGCGCGCATCGCCCCGTTGCGTTCCGGGGTCGTCGCCCCCGTGTGCCATGCATGGCGGTCGCAGTAGCGCACCAGCGCGTCGAGGGGCGAATGGGCGGCAATGATCCGCGTGCTCCGCATCTGGCACTTCGGCGTCACGGGCACTTCGGCGAGCGTGAACGGTTCGCGATCCCCGACGATGCGGGTCGCGGTGCGTGTGGTCATCGTGGCCTCGCTTACTCGGAAAGGCGCTTCGCCTCGTAGCCATGCGCGGCGAGGAGGTCAACGAGGTCGTTTTCCGCGTCAAGACTCTTGGCATCCACGTGCACGCCATAGCGGGTCGAGTGCGTCACGTCCCCCGTGGGTAATGGCTCCGGCAGGGGCGCGTCACGGAACGCCTCGTCACTAAGCATCTGGTCGAGGTCATCGAGGTCGTAGCCGACGCCATCGAGCGGTACTGCGGCCTCCGCCAGTTGTTTGAGTTCGTCCAGCAGCAGTTCGTCGTGCCAGCCACCCATCTCGGTGAGCCGGTTGGCGGCGATGGTGTAGGCGCGTCGTTCAAAATCGTCGTCAAAACGGATGCCGCGAATGACGGGGGCTGCCCACTCGCCATCCTTGAGGATGATGTGCTTTGGCAGCGGTTCGCCCGCGCGCTGCTGTTGCTCCAGCGTCTCGATGCGCCCGTGCCCCTCCACCAGTTCGCCCGAGGCTTCGTCAATCGCCATCGGGTCGAGGAAGCCGAAGCGCGCCACCGATGCATCCAGGAGGCCGATGTCATGGTCCTTGGCATTGCGGGCATATTTGCGGAGTTGAGAAAGGGGGATGTATTCGATGGAGAGTTCATCGCTCATGCGTGTTGCCGTCGCCATGCGACGCCGCGCAATGCGTCACGTTTCAGGTCGCGGGCCTCTTGCAGACGCGCCTCGTCCTTCTCGGAGAAGCCCTGCTGCACTTTGAGTGCGTCAACGACTTGCCGCATCGCGCCGTTGAAGTACGCCTCGCGGTCATCGGGCTTGGGGCGATGGATACTCGGCGGTGACGAGCCGTTGCGGGCCGTCATATCTGATTGCCCTTCGGGAAGAGGGCCAACTGGCGCGAGAAGATCGCCGCGCGCATCGCCATGTCCTGCTGGAGGATGACGTTGGCGAAGGCAATCGTGATGCTCTTATGGAAACGCACCTGCTCGGCGGTCGGCGTGGGGAGCGTCATCATCGGGTCTGCCTCGCTTTCAGGCGTTCGACCAACCGGCCGCCGGGGGGGAGGAAGTGGCGTTGCGCCATCCTGACCTGCGGATGCCAGTCACGGCGCAGGCCATAGGCGTCATCACCACGCCCCGCCGCTGCACAGAGGTCGGCGCGGTTCTCGTTCAGCCAGGTGCCACGGTAGTTTGCAGTCGTCATGCGCTCGGTATCCAAACTTCGGTATTGACGCCATCGGCGCAGAGCAGATATGGCTCGATCACTTCGCGGGAGAGGGGCCGGAGCGCGCCGCCATTGATGCGGTACTGGCCCTGACCACATCGCCATGCCAGCCACAAGAGCGTGTTGGCGAGGTCTGCCGAGAGACGCGAGAGTGGGGCAACCACCGCAATGAGGAGGAGCGCGATCCGCGCCCGGAGGTGGCTCGTCACCATCACTACCGATACGCCGCGTTCGTCGTCCCACTCCATTGGATATACTCCTACGTACTTATCAAAGTACACAAGGAACGCCCGGTTGTCAAGCGGGTGTTTGGCGCATCCCCATGCGATTCACGATTTTGGTCAGGGAAATCCGTGCAGAAAACCTATGACCCGGTACGACCATCGTGTATGATGGTGTGGGAAATTGTGATGTTTTACAAGGAGAAGCGCGATGGACCCGATGGAGCAGATGTGCCTCAACGACGGATTGGACAAGACGTGTCACGCGATTGCCTCCCGGGGGATGATCGCCTACGGGATCGCCCTCTGGATCATCGTGGTGACGCTAGTCACATGCTATTTCGTCTGGGCATTCAAGCGGGCCATTCTCGGTACGGGGAGCGCCCACTATACGAGCAAGTCCTACGAGGATGAGTTTCGCCGGATGCGGCGCGCGGTGCTGGAACGGGACGGGCATCGCTGCACGGTGTGTGGCTGCGGTGGATCGCTCGATGTCCACCACATCGTGCCACGCTCCCGAGGCGGCACGAACGCCCCGTCCAATCTCGTCACCCTCTGCCCCAATCACCATCGCGCCGCCCATCATCGGTAGCCCCTTGTTACGCGCCGTGGATGGGGTATGCTGAGTGATATGGTGTGGGTGTCAAGAATGGAGCGAACGGTGCAGAATACGCGTATGGCGGTGGTGGAGGCGATTCGGCGGGCAGAAGAGCGGTGGCTGGCCGATCAGGAAGCGATCAAGGAGGCGTCGCTCACCGATCCCTTGTGGACGGTGGCCGAGGCCGCTGCCTACCGGGGCGTGACGGAGAATGCGATCCGCCACGCGATCCGCTCGGGCAGGCTCGTCGCCATCCCCTTCCATCCCCCGGAAACGCCGCCCAGTCACCGGAACTGGCGCGTGCGCCGTAGTGAGGTGGATCGCTTTGCCGCGATGACTCAGAAGCGGGGCGTCAGTGCCGGGTATCGCCAGACGGTCGAGCGTGCCCACAACGAGGGATTTGTGACGATCACCGAGGCGGCGAAGATGCTCTCGCTCAGTCGGACACGCATCGAGCATATGTGCCGTCAGCGCCACAAGCGGTTGCACCGCCTCTCTTTTGAGGACATCTGGGTGATCCGCCGCAGTGAGGTGCAGGCACTCGCTGATGATCGTGCCTTCAATACCCTCCTCGGCCTCAATAACCGCTGATTTTCACTGATCGAAATTGATCTTCATTGAATATGCCTCCATTTTACCGCATCCCCATGCGATGATAGGTTTTGTCTATCACAGCCATAGGAGTTGTCCCCACTTGACGTACTTGTAAAAGAACGGCACTTTTGCTATCTTTCTCGTACCCAGTTCTCTAAGTAATATTGTACTGAGGCCCGCGCCGTATTGCGTCTTTCTCGCTCATTCCCCTGTGGGCCGGATTGTCGTACTCGGTCATACGCTGTGGAGATTTGTTTTCTGGGCGAGGGGACTCGCTTTCCCGACCCGCGCCCAAGATTGCCACCCCCCGCAGCCTTGCCACCACTGCCAAAACCGCCAGGTGCCGGTGCTTCCCACGCAGTCTGTACCTTTGGGCGTTTCGACCTTGCTGCGGCTGGCGCATGCTGTGGTTGTCGTCAGAGATCGGCGGCACGGTGAACAGGCAGGGCATGGCAGGTATTCAGTACCGCTATGCCTGAACAGAGAGGGGCGTGTATGAACCGTACGGGGCGTGCATTGCGGCGACAAGTATTGGCGGGAGTCGCTTCGGACAGCCGCTTCGCAACACAGCGGCACGATGTACAACATGCAGTGATCCGTCAAGTCAACGCGGTACGGACGCAGGGGTACACATCACAGTTGGACAGGTGGACAGTAGACGACGTGTACGGCGGGTTAGCATCACCTGTCAATGTGGCAGGTGGCAGTATTCTAGAACGCATTCGGCGCGTGAAAGGTTGGGATTAGCCATGGGTAACACATTTTCCGTTAGCACGCTCAAGAACCGCGTTGCGGGGTACGATCCCGCGGTAGCCGCACAGATGGCACGCATCGCGAAAACGGGCAAACTGCCCGAAACTACGCGACCGCAAGATGAGATGCTGGTGTGTAAGAACCGCGTTGGCATGCTGGCATTCTTTCAGAAGATTGTGGACGAACAGGCACAAGGGGAAGTGCCTGAGGTGTTCGGTTGGTATGCATCGCAATCACCCGATACGCATGCCCCATTCCTACTGGCAGGCCCGTTCCGGTTTTGCGCGCCAGACAACAAGGGCAATCTGTCCGTAAGCGCAATGGTAGACGGACGGCGTGTGCCCATCCTGTTGACGGGACTTGGCGTGGTGGCGCGTGCTAATGCGCGGTATGCAGAGTACCTCTCTCTGGTCAAGGCATGGGGAATCACGGAATCAGAACACCGTACGCGCTTCGAAGCACATGCCGCCGCACGCAAGGCAGCTGCCGATAGCGTTGCCATTGCGGGAGCGGCAATGATGAGCGGCAAGCCGGACGCGACCGTGATCCGCGCGGCATCTACGCCCACCGAAGGACGCGTCAATGATGGCGTCATCCAAGCCAAGCCGATGGACGATTCCGAATCGTCTCTGGGTAGTTTGATTGAATTGGTCAACCATGCCGCGTTAGACGCTGGCACAACGCCCGCTGGCATCGTTGCCAAAATGCGGGAGATCGCGACCAACTAACCCCTAGTACAATCCTAAGCCAGAGGGCTGCCCGTAAGGGTGGCCCTCTGGTGCTTTCGTGTGCCCGCCGGTTCCCCCGTGCGCCCGCGTGCGCGTGGCACCGGCGTTTCGGCGTGCGCCCCAGGTGGCCGAGGTTGATTTTTCATGCCCGTTTTTCCATGCCCGTTTCATGCGTGTTTCTGAAACGATGATGAAACGTTTCAGAAACGTTACGGTAACACGATGTAACGTTTCATGCCGTTTCATGGAACGTTACTGAAACGTTTCGGGAACAATCGGGTGAAACGTTTCTGAAACGCACCAGAACAGATACAGATACAGAACAGACACAGAACAGACACAGACCAGACCAGACGCGCACACACACGCGAGAGAGCGCCACGCCATGTACTTGTGTAAGTACAGATGGATGGCGTAGGATGAAAGGAGCAGGGCGATGCAGGTGATGTGGGACGCACGCGACATTCAGGGCATCACGGATATTCGCCGGTTGAAACAGGAATCAGCGGCGATCGCCCGAAACCTCAAATACGCGCAGGCGCACGAGGGATACGCCTCAGACGCGATTGGTGTTGGCCTCCTGTACACGTACCAGCAAGAGACACGGGAAGAGCAGCAACGGCTGGCCGCGATTGAGCGCCAGATCGCGAAATTGCAAGGTGCGAAGGGAAACCAGGCATGAGCGCACAGGCAGAAACCCACATCGTGATCCCGACGACACTCAGAGACGCGATCAGCGTGAAACGGGAGATGAAGGAACAGGAACTCCGGGGCGCACTGGCGGAGCGGAACGGCTTCGCGATCACGGGCGCACGCGGCTACCTGACGGTACTGGAGGGCGCGACGACCGCGCTCGGCATGGTGGAACCGGCGTTTGCACGCGGGGCGCTGGCGCTCTATGCGTCACACTACCAAACCCGGCTCATGGACACGCATCCCCGGACATGGGAGCACCATGAGGAGATCGCGGCAGAACGGCGCGCGGCGCAATGGCTGTTGTGGTTACTGGCATGAAGAAGCAGATCGCAGGCGCGGCGCTCGCGCTCTCCCTGATCCTCGGCGCACCGACCGTGGACGCTGCTACGCATGTCACGACCACGCACCGCACGACGACCACGCACCGCTCAACGACCACGACCCATCGAGCGAGCGTGCGTACATCGAGCGTGCACACATCGAGCGTGCGGCATGTATCGAGCGTGCGGCACGTTTCACTGCCCCATGTAACGAGCCATGTGCACCGTCTATCGAGCGGCGCGCGGCATGTTGGCTCCGCGATCAAGCGGCGCGTATCGAGCATCGTCCATCGGTTCAAGAAATGAGAAACGAGCCATGAAAAGCGATACAGGGATGGCGATCTACGTCATCCCCCACGGCAAATGGCGCTTTGTCTACATCTACGCCAGTAGCGCGGCGCAGGCACGCGAGATCGCCAGGAAGCGCGGCATTATCTAACGCGATGGGCTACGCCTGAGCGCCGCTCTCACCTGTCTGCCGATGACGAGCCGTTGTCGGCAGCATGGTGCGATGGACGCACGAACGGGAGGAACGAGTCATGGACATCGAGCGCGCGCTCCTGGCGACCTATCGCAGCGGAGAGATTGTCGAAGTCATCGAAGCAGTGGAGGCGACCCCATGACGATCTTCGCGGCCTTTCGCGCCTATCTCACCAGGCGGCGCTATCGAGCGGTGGCGCAGACGATGATCCATCGAGAGGAGATCACGCCATGAGTAAACTCTGGGACGACCTCGCCATTCTCATCGAGCAGGACGAGCGGCGCACTGCCGCGCCTGAGCAACCCGGCACCGTCTACTCACAGTACGAGTGGGAGAAATACCGCGAGCATATGGCGAAGTACACCCATCCCACGCATGAGCAGTCCGTGGATGGGCGGGAGGTGTCATGACAAGCGAGGAACGTGCCTATTGTGAACTGGCCTTGTCCTACATGCGTAACGAGCAACCCGAACTCGCCTTTGCGCTCGATGCGGCGATGCGCGAGATGGAGTGTGCCCATCCAGAGATCGCGGTGTTGGCTGAAATCCACACCGACGACGAACTGGCGGCGATGCTGGCGCGGGAGGTGTCGTAATGTACGAACTGGTGGAAAACAATGCCGGATGGACGGTCGTTGACGGCTTTCGCATGCAGCGCATTCCCCATACCGTGCCGACGAGCATGGGCCGACCCGTGCGCTTCTACACCAAAAGCCTCTGGAATCCTGATCGCTTCTACGATTTTGAACTCTTCCTCGATAACGGGCAGGTCTGCTGCGGCGACAACACGTACGACACCGAGCGTGGCTTCTGGGGCTGGTTCGACTCTATCGAGGACGCGGTACGCGCTGTGGTCGCGCACGAGGCGCGTTGCTACGCAAAAGGCGTGCGGAGTGCTGTTCTTGTGTAAGAACGCTCTCCGGGGCGCTCACGCAGAAATGGAGGCATCGTGATGAAGAAGGGCGGCACACCCGTCTGGCCGTATCTGCGCAAAGTGGATGCGGAACTGCGGGCACTACAGGTGAAGGCGAAGAAAGCGAAGGAGGAGGCGAAGTGAACGAGCCAACGATCCCGACTGTGCAGGAGATATTCGAGCGCGTATCGCGTCTACCGGACAATGCGATTGTCGGTGTCTGCGGCTCGCCGTCCGATTGTCTGATCGGCATGCACATGCAGGCGCAACGACCCGACCTCGACTTTGAGGTGCGTGTCGGGGAGCGCATGATCGATCTGGGGCCGATAGCGTACATACACGCGAACTACATTGCGGCGATGCCGTGCGCGGAAGGGGTGCCAGCGTGAGCGACCTACCCGTGGTGGATGAGCAGGAGTTTGATGACGACGCGGAGATTCGAGAAGTGGAGGAGTGCATCAACGGCCTCGAAATCTTTGGCGCGGATCGCGGCCTCATCGCCCGCGCCATCTACTACCTCCAATGCTATTGCGACCTGATGGCATACGAGAAGGAGCGTGGCATTGGCTGACATCTGTTGCAGAAAATGTGGCGAACCCGCCGATGTCTATTTTGTCTATCACGAGATGGACGAGGCCGAGCGCATCGCATTTCTCAGCGGGCAGGGCTGCGAGTGCTGCGGGATGGGAACGAAATGCCCGCAGTGTCGCGGCACCGGCCATCGGGAATGCGAGTCGTGCCGCGGCAAGGGGTACTGGATGAAGTACATCCGCCCCCACTATTCCGAGGCGACGGAATGCATCGCCTGTGCGGGCACGGGCAAGGAACGCTGGCCCTGCGAAACGTGCAAGGGTACGGGTAAGCCGACCCTGAGCGACGAGGGGTACGGCCACGCGCTCTCCTCGCTGATGAACAGTGACGAAGACCCCACGCTCTATCTCTGAAAGGACAATCCCATGACACTCTCTGGCTTGCACTTCACGCGGCTATCGAGCCGTGTGCTTGGCACAGTGTATCGCGGCGTCGAGTACCGCGTGCGCGAACTGTACAGCGGGCGATTCGCCGTCCTTGTTGGTGGCGCGTGCCGCTACAAGGCGGAATCACTCTATGACGCGGTGGAGTTTATCAGCGATGACTATGAGGGAGGCGACTGATGACGACGGACCTTCTACGCCGCTGGTTGCATACACGTAACCACCTGCGCCAGCATGCGCCTGATGCGCAATACAAACACTGGCAGGACTTGGACGCCCTCGGCCCACTCTGGCGCGATGGCAACAAGGCGGAGCGGATGCGCATCACGCAGATCGAGCGGCGATACACCGCCCGCCTCAACCGGAAGGGACGGGACTGATGATCGAGCCATACAACGGGCGACAGGTGATGAATGCGATTGAGGAGGTCGCGCACGGCTTCCGCTATCCGAATGGTGGCACCCATGCGATGCCGCATCGTGTCGAGGTCTATGTCGAGTTGGAGGACGGCACGACGCGGCCCGTGACAACGTATCGCAGTGGCTTCCGCGCCTTCCCGAATCAGCGCGGCGACATTATCCACCGGCCCTGCATCTTCCTCTATGCAGGCGAAACAGGAGGAGAAGACCAATGAGCGAGCGCGTGACGAATCTCGCCCTGCACAACGCGATGGAATACCTCGCGGACACACTGGGCGTCGCGTATATCCCCGAAGGGCAGGCGCACAAACTGACGCCACGACCGGGCGATCTGACACTCGAAAGTCACGCCGTGCGCAACGGGCGCTACTACTTCGGCATCTATCGGTACACGACCAAGGAGCAGGATTTCGCGCCGGTCGGTGCGCGCATCCTCAAAGTCCACCGACCCTACGGCCTGCAATCGTACAGCAAGCGCGAGATGCACGACCACGTACGCTTCGCAATCGAGGCGATCCGGGCGCACCGTGGCATTCTGGCCCGCGCCGAAGAGATGGGGGAACGATGACCACGACGATCACGCGCCCCGTGTGGCAACAGACCGCGAGCGAGTATCAGGCGATGATGGGTGTCCACCAGCCCTATATCGCAGAGATTAGCCCGTGGCAGTACAGCACTTTGGGCAAGCAGGCGCAAGCGCGATACGACGCTACGCGGCGACAGGAGTGGTCTGCCTCTTTCGCCATCAAGCGGACGTGGCTCCGACTCATCGTGGAAGCCTTCGAGCGTGGCGACTTCGCCCTGACCGACGAGGGCGTGACGAGTGAGACGAAAACCGCCATCTTCCACTACCAGCGCGACCGCGAGGAAGCCGATTACTCACAGCGACTCTCCATCGCGGGCCGGAGTAACCGCTTCGCGGCGACGACGTGTGTGCGTGTCGGTGATCGTATCTACTCCCCACTGGGGGGCGGCTACGTGATTGTGACCAAAGTCAATCGCAAGACACTCTGCTTTGCGACCCGACACGGCGACATGCGCGTTCCTATCACCGCCTGCCAGTGGCTCTCCTCCGACGATCTTATTGCTGCCGTGCGGAACGATGCGCCGATTGGCCCACAACGCGAGGAGAGCGCCATATGAAAGAGTACACGTTTCACTACGACATCGAGTACACCGTCACGATCCCGTGGAGCAAGACCTTTCAGATCGAGGCGGAGTCGCTTGCAGACGCCAAGCGTCAAGCCGAGCAGGAATGCCACGCAGCGGAGGTCGGTGAGTTTTTCCACGGTGACATCGGCCATCGCATGCCTCCCGGCACCACCGTCGAGAGCGCCGAGGTCGAGATGGATTCGCTCGTGGACGAGCAAACGGGTGATACCTATGAATCACTCGCCATCGAACCCGGAGACGAAGCGGGCGAGGACGAGGAGGAGGACGAGTAATGACAGTACAAATCACGCTGGTCATCGAGGCCGATGCGGACGGGCCGGAACTGGAAAGTCGCATCAACGAACTCTGCGCCGAAATCGTCGCTGATCGCCTCGCCGGTTCCGAGTATCCCGCATGGCTCACCGCGACGATGACCGAGGAGGGCGACGATGACTGAGCGCGAAAACATGCTCATGCAAGCCCTGATGTTCTCACTCTCCCGTGCGGTCCGTGGCGCGGAGCACGAGGGGACAGGCGAAATCTGCGAATCTGTCGGCGTCCTCGGCTTCGAGAATCTGGACGATGATGTGCGCGAGGAAATGCTCGCACTCGCGACCTATTGGGGATGGAGCGATGGCCCTGAATACTTCCAATCGCTGACGAAAGAGGCTACCGATGTATAGCGGCGACGAGTATTACGACGACAGCGAAGACTACGGCCACATCGAATACGAGTACGAGTGTCCGCGCTGCGGAAAACTCTACAACGAAACTCCTGATGACTACTGCCCGAAGTGCGGAGCCAATAGCGACGGAGAAGACGATGCATAACCTCGCTGCGATTCTGGTCGGCGTGCTCCTCTCGCTCTTTCTCATTGCCTGCGCGCTGACGCTTGCATGCGATTCCTGCGCCTGATAATGTACTTATGAAAGAACGTACGACAAAGGGGGCGGTATGACAACCGATGAACTGGAACGTGGAATGATCCTGCACTTTGCGTCCCTTGACGCATACCCCAGTGAACACGATCTCGAATGTAGCGTCGTGAGCAGCGAGACAGAAGTCACGGACGACGGGGATACGGTGCAGGAATGCGTCGAAGTCTGCTTTCTCGATGCCGGGGCAGGCTACTCACGCGGCGAAGTCGGCTTTGTCTCCCTCGATTCGTTTCGTGAGTTTCAGGAGGGCGAGTGACATGACGATTCCCGATGCGCACAAGGAGTTTTTCAAGGAGGTCTGCACGGCAGGCGCGGAAGGGCGGCTCGGCATGATCGAGTGCCAGGTGCTCGCGACCGGCGCATGGGCGACCGCGCTGGTGGTACTGGAACCGCAGGAGAACGGACAGGCTATCGCGCTGCCCTTTGCGCTCATTGACCCCGATCTACTGACGAAGGTCGCGCCACCCGAGGATGTGCAGGAGGTGTACGAGTGAGCATTGAACTGCCGAGCATTGACGAGTTGGAACGATTCTACGTCGAGCATCCCGATGCATTTGCCACGACCTGTGACGACACCGCTTGCCTGATCGCCATGCCGCTTCGGGATCGCTATCCCGATGTTATATTCATTGTCAGCCCTGACCCATCAGGTGTGTGGGGAATGGTCGATGTGATGAGCGGGGCTGACTCCATCGCGCTACCCGACGACCTCAACGCCCTTGCGGTAGATTTCGACCATCTCCTCGGACGCGACGAGGACAACAATGACGATGACGACGACGTTGGCTCATCCGAACTGCGTCTGATTCGCGCCGAGGATTGCGTCACCTTCATCCGTGCATTCAAGGAGCGACGCCATGCCAACCGCACTTGAGGTGACGCGCAGGGCGAGTTGGTTTGTTCACGGTTCGCCTACACATTGGTCGCTGAACATGGCGAATATCTTTCCGCATCTCACCTGCCCGCACACGATCAGCAAGGTCAAACGCGGCTACACCGTGACACTGGATGGCGCGCTCGTTGGGCGCTTCGCCTCGTTCGAGGATGCGATTGTCGGTGCGTGGGAGAACGCCGACGAGCAGTGCGGCAAGGCGCTCTTTGGCCCTGACTACCAGTACGAGCATACGGCAAAACGGAGGGCAGCATGACCGCGATTACGCACGCCGTCGAGTTGATGATTGACTACGACCAGGATTGTGACAATCCCCTCACCAGTTGCGATGGCATGTGGACGCTGTATACCGGGCGCGACCTCGAAGAGCGCATGACCGACCGCAGTGGCAGTTGGCGCGAATACCGATGGATACCGGACACCCTCGACCTCTTCTGGAAACTGCGCAATGGCCTCGCGTGGACGGTGGGCGGCTATCTCGACGGTGGCTCACAGGGGATCAGTGTCTACGTGCAGGAGTACGACCCGAGCGACCGTATATGTGGACTGCTGGTGTGGGAGCACGACCCAAGCGATATGGGAAGCACGACCAAAGAAGGTCGCAGACGCGATGCCCGCAGCACGCTTGCGGAATATGAGCGATGGGCCAACGGCGAGTGTTACGGCTACGCGCTCACCGGACTCGACTTCGCCTATGACGATTCGTGTTGGGGATTTATCGGCCTTGACTCCCTACGCGAAGCGGTACAGGAAGCCTTGCCTGACGAAAGGCCACTCACGCTCGTCTATGCGAATGATCGCCGCACTGAGCATATGGCGTGGGGCAAAAGCCGATGGGGTGATGGCGTCGAAGTACTGACGATGAGCGAGTATCGTGCACGATGCCGCGCGGAAGATGTGGACGAGGGCGAGGATTTACGAGAGAGCGATTTGCTCGATATGGAGGCGGCATGACAACACTCGCTGAGATATTCACTGACGACGCGGGGCCGTTCCTGACGTGGGTAAAGAAGCAGGAGGAACACGACTTCGTTGGCTACTCGAACAGCAGCATCGCCTGTCCCCTGCACACCTTCGCGGCGGAAGTCACGGGCGAGCGCGTGAAGATTCGCAAGTGGGACGTTGCCAGTATGTCGGGTATATCGCTCATCGCGCTGCCACGGTGGGCGGAGGACGTTGTGCGTGTCCTTGACGGCGGCTACGAGAGCCGTATCACGATTGGCGTCCTGCGGTACTGCCTCGGCATGCTTGGCTACTCGTCGTCACAGTTTCGGAGGAATGCATGATCTACAAGACGATCTCGGACAACGAAACGACGGTCGTATTGACGCCAACCCCGAAGGGCTGGAAAGCGGTAGCGACCTGTCCGAACAAGGAGTACGCGAACGCCTATATCGCGCATATGAACACGCTCGACGCCACGCGGGAGTTGCAACGACCCCTCGCCCTGCTTCTCAATGGCGATCACGTTGACCTGCCCGCCATCGCAGAGCAGTTGTTGGAGTGTCGCCGTGTCATCTTGCGAGAGGTGGCCGCGTTGGGCAAGGCGGAAGCCACGGACAAGAAAGAGGAGGCGGCGTGAACAGCGAGACCAACGAACTTATCACGAGAGAGTTTGGCTATGGCGTGCGCCACTCGGAGGCACCGCAGGCGAACGACCGCTATAACGCGGGCTTTGACCATCTCTCCACCGTCGTTCAGCGACGGCTTCACGAGATTGCACCCGACGACACGCTCGGCCCGGTTGACTACGACCTTCTACGGGCGGCGCTCTGCGAACTGAGTATCCACCAGTGGAAAATGATCGCAATCGGGCTATTCAACCACAAAGAGGAGGCGGCATGAGCGCGACCATCAGTAACGAGGCGATTGCCGAACTCGCCTGCTGCATTGCCAGTTGTGACCAGGACGCCGAGGACAACGAAAACCCCGATTTCTCCGACCGCTCCTCCGCGATTGGTGATGGCCTGCGCCGTCTCACGCAGATGCTCGGCGTCACCGAGGCCGTTGCGCCATTGGTGGCGGAATACATGGACGAGCACCACGCTGAACACCACGACGAGGAGGGGGAGTCATGAGCGAAGTCGTTATTCCCGAAAGTGTTGAGCCGATCATCGCATGGGTGCGGGGCATGAAGCCGACCGCTGTGGTCGGGCAATGCCAGGAACCCTCGGCGTGCGTCATCGCGGAATACCTTACCGAGCAGCACCCCGACTATTACTTCTTCGTCCTGCCGCAGACCGGTGGGGGCACCGTGACTTCCGTCACAAAGGAGGCGTTCGACACCCATCACTCGGAGCCACACTATGCCGAGCACCGCCTTGCGGCGAAATACGGGACAATGGAGCCGCTGCCACCGGCACTCAATCGCTTGGCGCTCAAGTTCGATGACATGGTGGACTTAAGACGCTTGGATGAGGGCGGCGAGGCAAGCATGGTGACCGCTGGCGAGTTTTTGGAGAAATGGGAGGCACAATGAGCGCACCGACATACTACAAGGTACTCAAAGCGGGCCAATCCACGCACGGCGGCAGGTATACGTGGTCGCTGCCAACTGTGAGTGGCGGCGGTGTGACGCCCGGCGATTGGACGCCGACCATCACACGCCCCGTCATCTGCGAGCGCGGATACCACCTGACGACTGACCCGATGCAGTGGCCGGTCGTTGGCATGGAGGTCTACGCCGCCGAGCCAGACATCATTCACGACACGCAAACAGACAAGATCGTGACCAATCGCTGCCGCCTCTTGCGGCCCGCTCCAGAGGCCGTTCCTGACTGGTGGCACGCCGTCGAGCGGTTCGTCACCGAGGAGATACCGGCAACGCCATTCGGCAAGCCGGATGGTCAACCCGATCCCGCGTGGCGACTCTTTACCGCGCCGACGCTCACTGCGGCGCGGGCTGCGGCGGCGGATGCGGCGAGGGCTGCGGCGAGGGCTGCGGCGAGGGATGCGGCGCGGGCTGCGGTGTGGGATGCGGCGAGGGCTGCGGCGAGGGCTGCGGCGAGGGATGCGGCGTGGGATGCGGCGAGGGCTGCGGCGTGGGATGCGGCGAGGGCTGCGGCGAGGGCTGCGGCGAGGGATGCGGCGTGGGATGCGGCGTGGGCTGCGGCGCGGGCTGCGGCGGCGGATGCGGCGGCGGATGCGGCGAGGGCTGCGGCGAGGGATGCGGCGTGGGATGCGGCGTGGGATGCGGCGTGGGCTGCGGCGGCGGATGCGGAACTGTATGCCCGCATGCTTGTCTGCGACGGCCTGACCCTCGCGCAAACGCACCGCGACCACGTACGAGCACGCTGGAACGTTTGGCAGAAAGGATACTGCCTGTTGTGTGATGTGGCGGGCGTCCTCTATGTCTACGCGAAAGAAGGGAAAGCGCAATGAGCCAATTGACGGTCAATTCACAAGTTTTGAAATCCCTGCTCACCCACACCGTCTATGCGGCGGCGACCGACGATTCCCGGCCCGTGCTGCACGCTGTCCATCTGCGGGCGGTTTCGGGACAGGATGGCGCACGCCTCTTTGCCGAGGCGACCGATGGCTTCCGCCTGTCCGTAGCGAATGCGACCATTGAGTATGAGGAGTGGGATAGTGCCATTGTACCCATCGAGTTCGTCAAGTCGCTGATCAAGCAGATCGGCAAGTATGACGAGCCAATCACGCTGACGACGAAACGCTGGCGCGACCTCAACCCCGACGTGGAAGCGGTCGAGTCGCAAGGAATGCCGACCGTCGCCAAGCCCATCCAGATCAGCGCGGAAAGTGCCCATCTCTCGCTGACGAGCCACCTGATCGAAGGCACGTACCCCGACTGCGCGAAACTCATTCCCACGAAGCACGTTACCGAGATTGGCGTGCGCCGTGAAGCCTTGCTTGCCGCCGTCAAGCGGTGCGCGATCTTCGCCAAAGAGAACAACGACGTGCTGAAACTGGAAATCAACTCCGACCAGGGCGAGTACGAACGCTTCCTGACCGTGAGCGCGAACGCCGCCGAGATCGGTGACGCCGTGGAAACGATCAACGAGGGTATCTTTGATGGCGATGGCAACGTGATTGCCTTCAACTGGCGCTATGTCCACGACCTCCTGAACAGTTACAAGGCCCGCGACGTGATCTTCCGCATGCAGGGGCGCAACAATCCCGGCGTCTTTCTCCCGCAGACTGAGGATGGCTGCGATGTCGCCGCCGTTATCATGCCGATGCATCTCGCCGCATAAGGAGGAACCCATGAAACTGACCGCAATGAGCAACGACCTGAACGACGCGCTGGCGGTGGTCAAGCCGAGCATCGCCAAGCGAACCCATCTGCCGATCCTCAATACCTTTGTCCTCGAAGCGAAAGCGGGCGGCTTCCTCATCGCCGGAACGAACCTCGAACAGACGGCGCACCGCTTCGTCGGTAGCGGTATTGACGCGTACGGCGCGACCTGCGTACCCGCGAAGGAGTTTGCCGATTACCTGAAACTGGTGCCGAAGGGCGTGCCGGTGGCATTGGAACGGGACTGGCGGCGCGAGAGCCTGACGATCACCTTTGGCAGCAGTCGCGCCACGATCCGCTGCATGCATGCCGCCGACTATCCCGTGCTTCCCGGCGTGTTCGACAGTAAGATATACGAGGAAGTGCGCGAGCAAGAGAGGGGCGCGCTTGAGAAGGAGGAAGAGGAACGGCTTGCCGCGCTGCCCGAGGACTTCGAGTATTACCGGATGCGCAACGGTGAACGCGGCACCGGCTCCGAGCATTTCGACACGCTTGAGGACGCCCTGACCGCATGGGCCACCGACGACAGCGAGGGGAACGGTAACGGCTACTGGATCAAGGACATCAAGCGCGGCAAAGTCGTGGTGGCGAATGTCGAGGAGATGCGCACACTGTACAACGCGTACATGGCGAAAGGAGCAACGCGCTGTGTGCATTGCGACGATACGGCGACCCACCTTGATGGCGAAGGCAATCCCTCGTGCGGCGACTGCAACGCGGAGGAAGATACGGATGATGGCGCAGACGAACTCACCGCCGACTTCCTGATGAACCACGCGGCTCGGGAGGGCGATGTCGAGGGGTATAACGAGGCCGTGGCCTTCGATGCGTACACCCTCGCAGGGATGGCGGCGGCAAAGGAAGCGCGTCACTCCATCGCACTCGACGGGCAGACATGGAGCACTGAGCGCATTGGCCCACCGCCCGGCATCCCGTGTAACGATTGTGATGCGCCTGCATTCTGCGAGGCAGAAGCGACGTGCGCGGTTACAGGCGGACATTTCAGTGACATTCCCGTGACGTTCTCGCCGTCATCACCTCATGAGTATCCCATCCAGCAGCAAGAGCAGTTGCAGCATGACGCCCGTGCCGAGATGGTGGCGAAGGCAACGAAAGCGGCAATCGCCGCCACCAGCAAGCCGTCGCGCCCACCGAAGGCGACGAAACTGCGCTTCGGCTACACGCCACCGACGATTGAGAAGTTCTTTCAGCGGGCGATGAAGCAGGGTGCCGAGGTGCGCTACGCGAAAGTCGCCAAGCACAACGGCGCGCTGGTCGCTGCGACGCCGATTGCGATTGACGGTGACGCCTTCCTGATGGGCATCAACGGCACCGTCACGCCCGAGGCGATGAGCGAGATCAAGTACCTGGAATATCTCGGCTAAGAGGGGAAGCAATGCGTTCGCCTTGCCTGTCGTATACTGCGCCAAAAGGAGGGCAGAATGAGTGACGAACGTACGAAAGCGGCGATGCAATGGGTCGCGGAGGCGATGGGTAACGGCTTTTCCGGGGAGGAATCGTACAAGGTCAACGAGGATTCGGGCAAGATCGTCATCTGGCTCAACGACCAGCCCGCAGGCTACACACGACTCTCGTTCGGCCTCGGCTCCATCTCCACCGTGACGCCCGAGCAGTTCTTTGACGAATACATTGACGAGGAGCGCGTGACCGTGTTGTACATCACCCGACTCAAAGAGATCGGGCCGACGATGGGGCCGATTGGCCGCTTCTACGCCTTTCTGGATGACGAGATACTGTACAACCTTGACCAGCAGGGACGCCCCGACTACGACGCGCTCTGCGCGCTCTATCGCGAATGGCTCGGGGAGATGTCGGTCGCGGAGCGCATCGCCCTCTCCCAGTCGAATGACGAGCGGAACAGCGCGAACATGAACCATCTGCTGCCCGAGTTGCTGGCGGAGGATGGCACAATCTGGTAAGGAGAGGGAGATCACCGATGGAGATTGTCAAGCACACCCCTTCCACCTCGTTTGAGGTCGAGATGTATGAGGTGATCATTCGACAAGCATGGTCGCCCGTTAGCCAAAGCCACAACATCTATCTCGCGTATCGAGGGGAGGGGGTCTGGAGAATCACCTGGGTCAAGCGTCCCGCCGTATTCTCGCTCCCCACCACACTCGATGATCCGAGCGTCGAGGGCGAGACGTGGCTGGCGGAAAATCTCGATGGGCGTGAGGGCGCACGACTCAAGGTGATGTGGTCCGTGTCACAGGGAGGGCTGGTTCCGTTCGCACAGGAAAACTGGGCACCGCTCCTGCCTGTCGTGCCCGCATGGTTGGAAGCGACGAAGGAGGGAACGCGATGACCGAAATCACCTTTGTTACCGTCAACGACCTGATCGCCCTACTTCGCGAACAACCCGGCAACGCGCCCGTATTCATGCTCAGTGACGCCGAGGGCAATGCGGTCAATCCGCTGGCCTTCATTGAGTATGACCAGGGCGATGGCTATCTCGCGCTCGTGCCCTATCACGCTGGTTGGGAACGGTACGTCGGCGGGGACACGCATGACCGAGTATGACACTTAACACGAGCGCCCCCGCCGATTTTGTTTTCCCCTATTGCGTACTTATACAAGAACGTATACGATAGGGAGAAGGAGATGCCGATGCCGCCACCGACCCGCCGCGCCGCCCGACCCGCGCCACCGAGTACGGGCTTGCGACCAACGATCCGCCCGAAGCCCGTCCCGCCACCGCCGCGCCGCTTTTTCACGGTCGCCACGTACGACGAAGGCTGGTGGCGGGCGATGGACGAGGCGGGTATCCCGATCGCGAAGATCACGACCCACGGCATCCATCACCCGATCACGGGTGTCTCCGCACAACGGGTGCGTGAGCGCATGGCGGCAGAGATGCCACAGTGGAGGGAGCGGCGATGAAATATCAGGCACGCACGAGCGGTGAGGTGGTCGAGGCGATGCAAATTGTCGAACCAATGATGATCACAAGAAACGTCTTGTCCGACACGGGCAAGCCGGGTGATTACCTCGTCAACTACACCACGATGACATCGTTCTTCCTCGCGGCGGACCAGTTCGAGCACATCTACCGCCCCGTCAATGCCGTTGAAGTCCCGCTCGTCATGCCCGGACTCGACAAACTGGAGCGGGCGCACACCATCGCCACCGAGTTGCGGGACATCCTGCGCGAGATTGGCCTGTGAACTGCCTCGCCCCGCTCTGCCCGCACTGTGGCATGGCGATGGATGCACTCGTGCTGCGTGAGGTCTGCTCCGGCGCGTGCGGCTTCTACGCTGTCGAGGAGGACGAGGAGGAGGAGGAGCCGCTACAGTGTGACGGCCCCCTGAAATGGCACTGTTTTGATGCGCACTGCCGCACCGTTGGCTGCGTCGAGGCGTACCGGGAGGAATGAATGGCAGCAATGACGATGACGGACGCGCTCAATCGGGTCTTTGGTGACGCCAGTGAGCGATTCGAGCGCGCCAATGAGACGGTCGCGGAACTGACGACGACCCTGAGCGCCCTCAAGCAGGCGATTGCCTACCGCAAGGGTGTGTTTGTCGAGATAGAGGCGGCATGGGTTTATGCAGAAAATCTGTATGCCGCCTGCAAAAACGTGCAAGAGCGTGACGCCATTCTCGCCCTGAAAAAGAAGGGCGACTCAGAATATCAGACTGAACTCCTGCACCAGCGTGACGATGAAACTGAGGCAGGACGCCTTGAGGGGAGGCTGGAACTCGCACGCGGCACGATGTCGCTCATGCGAAGAAGAATGGATTACGCGGTCGCTTCCCGGTTACTCGAAGCGCACAGCGCGCAGTAAGGAGTGCGATGACCGAGCGCATGAGTCCGAAAAGCGTCTGGAAACTCGACCAGTTGCGGCACACCGACCCGAAAACCGCACGACGCATGACCCGGGGCGGCAACGGCAGCCGCACAAAGCAGTATGCGGCACTGACCGCGATGGAGGACAATCCGATGGCACAGGTGGTCATTGAGGCGAACAAGCCGAAGCGTCGGACATTCGGCACGGCCCGACAACTCAATACGAGCATGAGCGAGGAGTTGCATAATCGCTTCATTGCCATGCAAGGGACGATGCCCCGCGTCACCTTTCTTGCCGCGTTGCTGGACGCCTACGAGCAGCGGCAGGCCAAGCCAGTCAGCACCAGCCCCATCACGGCGGAAGCAGCGAACATCCTCGCCGCCTTCCAGCAGAAGCACAACCTGCCGAGTCAACTGGAAGCGGTCAGGCGGCTCGTGGACGCACACGCCCTGCTCGCCAATCGCATCGCGAAGGTCACGGAGCACGAGCGCACGATCCAAGCGATGCGCGCCGACATCCTGCGCATCGAGCGCGAGCGCAACACGGTACAGGAAGAGATGCGTCAGATGCGTGAGGTCGCAACGATCACGCCCACGATTGCCTCGCCGGTCGTCCCCGTGCGTGAAGTCAAGTCGGAGGCCGAGAGCGTCCTGCTCGACTTCACCGATGCGTTTGCGGGCGCGACGATGACCGCCGATCCCTCGGGCGAGGTCGTGGTCGCAATCGTGCCGGGACAACTGACGAAGATGTTCCCGATCTGGCAGCGCGCCGTTCGCGTCCTCGGCATCAGCAAGCGTGAGGCGGCATAGATGAGCCTGCCACCCCGCTTTGCATGGCATGTGGGGATGACGGGACCGAATCAAGCGGCGATGCTCATGCTGGCGAAGGCGCGTGCGATGCGCCTCGCCATCCTCTATGCGCGCAACAGCAATCGCATCGCCACGCTCGGTGCCGACGCCGCCGATGACACCCGCCCCGGTAAGCCGCTCGTCTGGCGTGATCGCGTGGAGATCATCGCCGTCTATCCCTCGTCACCCGTTGAGGCGAAGGTGCGCCGCACGAATGGCGCAGTCACCATCCTGAAAGCAGCACAGATTATGGAGGCAACCGAATGGATTCCATCCTCGACCACGCGTGTCGCGCCATTGACGACGCCTCCGCATGCCGACTGATTGAACCGGGCATCGAGACGGGCCACCCGTGGTTCGAGCGCCATGCGATACGCGGGGGCAAGGAGATATTCGCGTTCACACACAACCGATTGGGCCAGGAGGTCAACCGCATCGCGGGATGCCAGTGGCGCGACCTCCCCGCCCTGCGTGCCTACTATGTTGCGAGGGGGCGCGGCGATCACCGCTTTGAGTCGGAGTACGATGGCTTTGTCTGCACGCGTCGGTTCGACTCCTGGGAGGCTGCCGAGGCGTGGCTACGGGCAAAAGAGACTGACTGACAGGAGATGAACATGCATCCAACGGCAATCGTCAGGCCGCAGGATATTGAGCGGGTGACGCCACAGGAACTCTATCAATGGCTCAGTACCTTCAACCCCGAGGATCACGTCTGCGAGTCAATGGACGCGAGGAAATGCGTCTTTCACAACTACTTCACGGCGCGCTATGGCGCTCAGGGATTTGTTATCGGCGTTGCCCAGGCGAAGTGGAACGACGGCGAAGCCACCATGCCGCACTGGACGCTGGAATACCAGGTCACGCTCTTCGGTCGCTGTTTCCACAACGCCTCCACTGCGATCACGGCGGCAGAGGCGATAGACGCGCTCGGCCCCTTCGTCGTGGCGGCGCAACTGGAGGCGGCGCGCTGATGGTCTGGACGAAACAGCCCACGCGCTGCTCGACCTGTGGGCGCGAGAACCTGCCGCCCGAGGAGTTTCCGCGCAGCACGAAGGGGTATATCTATGGCGAGTGCCTGTCCTGTTCCGCCGCACGGGTGGCGCGCTACCGACAAGAGATGGCCGCTGATCCCGTCGCGCTTGCCCGACACCGCAAGAAGGAGCGGGAACGCCTGAAACGGTATCGCCTGCTACATAGCACGGGCCGACCACGCGGTAGGCCACGCAAGGAGCGCACCCAATGACACTGATCACGCTTCCCCTGACGATTGACGCGCTGGTGCTGCGCGAGGCCATCGAGCAGGCACAGGGGACAAGCAAGCCGGAGGGTTGGACGCCACCGATGGTCGGGGAGGGTAACTGGTACGAGGGGGCAGCCCGGGCAATGGAGCACGTCCTTCTGACCGCACCCACCGATGCGCCGACCTATCTGCTGGATGCACTCCGATTCAACGCGGCACTGTGCACCGACCTCGCGGAGTCGCAGGCGGCAGACTTCCTCGGGGAAGATGAGCGCGTAGACCTCGCCGATGTCGTGCCGATTGATGACACGCCGTACGACGAGGACGTGACGTAGGATGGGAGCAGGGCGATGTTTCAGGGGAAGCAGTTTGACATGCAACAAGCAGGTGTTTACTGCGAGGTCGTCTTTCAGTGGCCTTATGCGCCGTGGCATGAGCGTTGGCGAGTAGACTATGTGCATGGCTACACCCGCACAGAAATCGGACGATTTGCAACAGAGTCCGAAGCGGAAGCAGTGGCTCAGGAGGCGAAAGAGCGTGAGCGGGAAGCGGAGGAAGCCATCGCCGCCTTCCACGCCGCCCTCGATGCCGAAGCCGCCGACGAACGGCGCGACGAGGCGTTGTGGCAGGCCAAGCAGCAGCGTATCGAGCAGGAGCGGGAAGCGGAGCGGCGGGCGCTGTTCGCCGCGTGTGACGGCGATGACGGGCCGTATTGAGGGGGATGAGGGGATGGTGCGACAGGGAAGGCTCGCGACCTATGAGCGACTACTGCGCGACCTCTATGAGGCGCAGATGGCAGTGCAAGAGGCGGAGAACGCGATGGTTGCCTTCGAGGGCGACGCGGGGCCGTATCCTGGCTCCGCGCCCCTTGATGACGCAATGGAGCGGCGTGAGGCGGCGATCCGCGCTCTCGTTGAGATAGTTGAGAAGGAGCAAGCGTGATGTGGCTCTGGCGGGCCGTGGCGTTTCATTATCTGTTCCGGGCGATGCGACGAAGGAGGCGGTGGTAGATGGCACACACTGACGAGCCGCACGATGATCTCTTCATGTACCCGCGCGAGGCAGGGGCGTCCGCACATGCGACTGATGATCTCTGCGCCCGCCTTGTCGCCGCCGCCGAGGAGTTGCTGACCACCCTCGACCTCGACCCCGCCGCGATGGACGCGCTGCGGGACGCCGACCAGACGGGCGAGATCATCGAGGCGATAGACCGGCTGCGGGCCGCGCTCGATGGCGCGGGCGGGGTGGAGACGAAGACGCCATAACGGTCGTACCCCTTGTGCAATTTCTCCTTTCGTGATATGTACTTATAGAAGAACATTGATGGAAAGGGGAGTGCATGCCCGATCATCCACGCAACAAGCCACCGAAAAGTTACACGCTCAAGCCGGAGAACGCCGAATACGTTGTGCGCCAGTGCACACACCGCGAACTCTCACGGAGCCGTATGATGGACGAGATTATTGAGTTTCACCGCGAACGGTACGATCCGACGTATCGCTCGCATCGCCGACTGACCGCGCCGAACAAGTATGGGGCGGGCATGTAGGAAGGGGGCGGGGTATGAACGAGGCTGATGTCTCTCTGCGGATGGCGGAGTTAGAGGCGCACTTACGGTTTCATCAACGGCGACTGCGGATGGATTGCGGCACACGCGATGTGCCGTGTCCTGAGACGTGCCTGACGTGTATGGCCCTCAATGAGAATCCCAATCGCCGTCTCGCCTCGCCGAACGCGACAGAATCAGGGCGGCAACCATGACCGATGAACCGCTGATCGTCCGCGTCGTCTGCTCCGGCCCGCTGCTCGGCAGCCGCACCGTGACGCCCGCGTGGTTCGAGACCGCCGATGAGGTGAATGCGCTCTGGCCCGAACGTACGGATCAGGCCCGTGCGTGCCGCTCAGATCGCGCAGAAGCGACGAACGGGGCGGACAGGATGCATTTGCCACATGTACGGACAGAGGGGCCGTACGGGGGCGTACAACGCGAAGGAGGTGCGGGATGACGATTGAGCAACACAATGAAGGCGCGGCATTGGGACTCGACATCGAGGAGATGCCCGATTATGTGCGGAATGGCATCGTGCGTCTGGACACCGCTGACGGCCCTATTTACATGATTACGGAGCGGGCGAAGGAATGGCTTATGAGGGGCGACAACTGCGCGAACCGTGAACTCAATGCCATGTTACGAGAGCGAAGGGGGATGCGGGATGACGATAGACGTGGAGGCGATTCGGGCATCCGGGAGGCTGTGGGGCGATAACTATGCCCTACTGACGGGCCATCAGATCATCGCCCTCTGCGACGCGCTCACCGCCGAACGGGAGCGGGTGAAGGTGCTCGAAACAGAGAACGCCGAGATACGCGCAGCAAATGAGGAATTGGACGAAATGTTCGATCTTAACCCGCTGCGTCGCGCATCCAACGAGCAAATTTGGGCGGAACTCGATGAGCGATGCGCGCGGTATTCTTACAGTCCGAAGATTGCAGATTTGCGCCGCGAGCGGGCGCGACTCTATCGGGACGTCTCTGCCGAACGGGAGCGCGTGCGGGTGCTGCGGGCGGCGCTGCACGATGCGATGCGGCACACCCACTCAGTACCGATGGCGGCGTTCGATGAGTGGATGGACGCCCTCGCCGCGACAGACGACGGGGACGACGCATGAGCGGGCGGTGCTGCGTGGACGGAGGTGAGCAGGGTACGCGCTGCTGGAAGTGCGGGCACCGGGACGATGTTACTCACGATGATGATTGTTCCTTTCCTCGTGGCTCCAGAGCCAAAGAATGCTCAACACATCACGTATCACAAATCGTATCACGTCCCTCACACGCCACCACCGACGATTACGTGCTAATACAAGTACAATGACGCTCACAATGCCGAAAATGACCGCTGTGAGCGGTAAAAGCAGCGGCCCGTGGCATTCATGTTGCCAGAAGAGCGGGCCATTTGCCCTTGTGGGGCAAGAAATGGAAAACGGATTGAGGCATATTTTTCACATTGGTATCACATGGAGGTCAAACGCGCCGGTAGATCGGCGAACATCGCGTCCATCTTCGCCGCAGCATCCGTCTGCATCGTCAGGGTGACATGCGAGTAGAGTCCGAGCGTCATCTCCAGCGAGGCGTGACCAAGCCGCTCCTGCACGACGCGGGGCGAGATGCCCTGGAGGAGCGCGAGGGTGGCGGCGGTGTGGCGCAGGTCATGGAAGCGCAGACGCGGGAGTTTGGCGTGCTTGGCGATGGTGTCGAGCCAGTGGCCCGGATACGAGGGCCAGAGGAGGTCGCCGTCACTGGCCGGGAAGACGAGGTTCTTGTCCTGCCATGCGCTGCCGATGCGTAATCGCTCACTATTCTGCTGGCGACGGTGGGCGTGCAGCGCGGTGACGCAGGACGCGGGCAGGGTGAGCGTGCGGCTCCCCTTGCGGGTCTTGGGCGTGCCGACGATCAGGCGGCGCTGATCATCCACGGTCAGCGTGCGGCGCACCGTCAGTGTGGCGCGTGCGGTGTCGAGATCGTCCCACTGGAGGGCGAGCAGTTCGCCACGGCGCAGGCCAACGAGCACTGCCAGCCGCCAGAGCGCGGCATAGGGATGGGCGTGCGTCGCCGTGAGGAAGGTCGCCACCTCCCGCTCGTCCCAGACCTGCATCTCGCGGTGGGCGTCACGCGGCAGCACGACTCCCTTCGCCGGGTTGCGGAGCATCAACTGCCACGCCACCGCCTGATCGAGCGAGGCCGCGAGGACGGCATGGACGCGGCGCACCGAGGCCGGGGCCAGCCGGGTGTTCAGTCGGTCGTAGAGCGCCTGAATGTGGAGGGGAGTGACATCGGCCAGTTTCAGCGCGCCGAGCGTCGGGATGAGGTGGAGGCGCACATCGCGCTCGTTGCGCTCCCATGTCGAGCCACGCACATCTGCATGGTTGGCGCGCAACCACTGGATGAGGTAGTCACCGAGCGTCAGGCGGTTGGCCGTGATCTGCGTGCCGGTGGCAATCCGGTGGCGGATCGCCGTCACTTCCTCCTGCACCGCCCGCTTCGTCGGCCCCGTCACCCATTGCCACTTGCGCGCTCCGGTCAGCGGGTCACGCGGCAACTCCTCCCGTACCCGCCAGACGACACCCCGCTTCCCCTCATGTCGCTTGATCGTCCCCATCGCCTTGCTGCGCCTCCTGTCCTGCGACAATCCCACCGATTGTATAATAAAGGTATTGCCAAGAATTGTTCCGCCATATATACTGCGTGGTGTATCCGAGAGTACGCGAGATGGGGTGAGAGCCTGCGGTGGCTTTCTCGCACGAAGGGAAATGGGGACGTGGGATTAGAACATGCGTTTGACGAACTGGACACCGAGACGACCAAGCGTGTCATTGCGGCTGTTCATCTTCTTGGTCCGCAAACAATTGCACGATGCGGGTATCGGTCGTATCGCTCGGTGCCGCTGCCCCCCTTGACACGTCGCCCCCGGATTTCCGTATGGTTGCGCGCACAAGGTCTCCTTGACCCAAACGAAGTTGCTCCCCCTCCCAGTCCATTGTGAGCCACGGCACGACATCCACGAGCAGGCCCATACGCAAGTGGTGGGCCTCCTGCGTCTCCGCCATCACCCGCACCGCCTCGAATCCCGTCGCGGTGCGCAGGTTGACGTGCTCGTGACGGACGCCGCGAATCGCTGTGCGTCCCTTCCCCTGTGCCGTGCCGGGAATCGGGCGTGGCGCGTCGGGGTTGTCTTCTCCCATGTACGGGAACTCTTCGAGCATCATGGCGCGCAGCCGTTCGAGCGCCGGGTGCAATGGCGCGTCGGTGTCATCGAGCAGGTAGAGGTAATAGACGGCAAACTTCCCTGCCTCATAGGTGATACGGTCGGCGAAGGCCGTTTCAAAGAGCATCTTGCGCGTTCCTGCCCCCAATGCGCCGCGCTGCGACGCCGCATCCATGCCGTCCATGATCCGCTGCAAGGTCTCGTACGTCGGGGCAATGCAGTCGCCCAACTCGATGCGACTGATCAGCCCGTGATTGAGGGGGCGGATACCGCCCGTGCTGTGGGCAATCGCATACTTGGAAACCTCGTACTTGCGGCGCAACTCCAAGAGGATCGTCCCGAGCGCCAGTGGGTGAATCCCTTTCGTCATGACCGTCACACCTTCCGCATCCGAAACCATTCTGGCTTCGCGTCGCTCCTGTCACGCGTCAGTATACGTTCTTTTTTCGGAACGTACTAGGGGGTGGCGGGACGAATATCGTTGACCGTATGCATACCACTTCCCGTCCCCCTTGACGCCCCTCGGGGCATCCTGTACGATGGTTACGTACTTGTATAAGTACGCATCGGGGGAACAGGAAAGGGGAAAACGTGACCGAGATTGGTGCACTGCTGCGGGAGGCACGCGCCTCTCGCTCGATCTATCAGGTCGAACGGGAATCACACATTCCCCACTCCAGTATCTCCAAAGCGGAACGGGGCGTCATGCTGCCGACCTTCCGCCTCCTCGAACGACTGGCCGCGTATTACCAGTGTCCCGATGATCTACACACCTGGCTCCAAGCCCGGGCGCGCGACCGGATCGCCGCCTATCATCAATCATGTGGAAGGGAGGTGATGTCCGCCGTTGCCGACTGATGGACAGCCTGCGAGGAGGGGTAATCCCCGCAGGTAACGAGAGGGAAAGGAGAATATCGTGAGTATCGCACGAATCACCCCGGTTGGCAAGCCCGCGTCGGCCCTCGACGGACTGGCAAATGAACTCGTGGAGTACACCGAGGGGCGTATGCAGACGATGGTGGCGGAACTGCTCGACGCGGCGCGGTCAACGGAAGCCCTGCACAACCGCATCGCCCTCAATGTCACCGAGGCGGCGGCGCTGATCGGCGTCAGTCGCAGTTTCCTGATGCGCTTCGTCGTCAGTGGCGAACTGCCGAGCGTGTCACTGGGAGAGAAGATTCGCCTCATTCGCCGCGAGGCACTGGAACACTGGCTGGTCACACACGAGACACGAAAGAGGGTCGCATCATGCGTATGACTGTTGGCGAACACCGCAACGAGCGCCGCCGTGAACTGATCGCCGTCCTCAAGGACGTATTGACCATACTCGATGATGAGCGCGTACTCGATGCGCCCGAAGAACTCGATGCCGTCGCCGCCTCCCTCGCCTTCATCCAGCCCATCGCCGACCGGCTGGCGCAGAAGCCACGCCCGATGACGCCGCGCTATCCCTTTGGCCGCCCCGTGCACGTCCTGGAGGGTCTTCGCCACGCGCCGGATCACATCAATGAGCGCGGCACCTTCCAGATGCTCGGGGACTGATGGTGTTCTTCTAAAAGTACATAGAGGGAGCAACGCATGAACGACCCGGGCGATGGCAGAGTACCGACCCGACTGAGTGCTGACGCGCGTCGGGTGCTGGCGCACATCACGGCGCAACGCGGTAATGGGGCCACGCTTGAAGAGGTCGAGGTTGGACTCGGCCTTGAGCATGCGGAAGCAGCGGCGCATCTGGCGCGGTTGCTGGCGGTGGGAGTGGTGGAGGCGAGCGGCATGGTGCGGCTCAACCGCCTCTCCCGCCTGACGAATGTCTATATCGCAACGGAGGGTTAGATGACCGACTACGCAACGACACTGGCGCAACTGGCGTCCAAGTTCCCCGATGAAGTGGTCAAGAAGAAGCCGGGACGCGGCAACGCGCCCGCGATGTCCTACATCTCGCACGCAATCGTCACGGAGCGCCTGAACAAACTCGCGCCCGACTGGTCGGTACGCAATGTCGCCACCCACACCTACCTCGATGGGCAGGGTGTCATCCACTGTGCGGGCGTGACGCTGGAGATGACGATTGGTGGCGTCTCCCGTGTCGAATCGGGTGGCCCGCAGCGTCAGGACGGCTTTACCAACGAGATCAAGAACGCCTACAGTGACGCGCTCAAGCGGTGCGCGATGCGCTTCGGAGTCGCCCTATATATTTGGGATCAACTGGTCGATGCGGAGTTCGATGAGGACGTGTATCCCGATTACGTCCCGCCTGCTGCATCCGCCCCCACCCCACGGCCCGCACCGAGCGCGCCCGCCCCCGCCACTGGCGCGGCCCGCCCCGACAGTCACGCCCCGAACGGCCCGCGTCCACCACAGGCAGCGCCGACACCGATACGCACCGCGCCCCCACAGGCCAGTCCCTACGGGGAGCATGCCCCGAACGGGAACAGCACGCGCATGGCGGAAGTCAACGAGTACCTGACCGCCAACGGCTTCACGGGCGGCAACGTCGGTCAGTGCGTGCGCGAGTTGGAGGGGTGGGTCGCGCAGACCTTCAACACGCAGGAGAAGATCATTCCCACCGGCCCCGTCAACCCGGAGAAGCCGCAGTACGGCCCCGGCACGCTGCCGAAGGACATTCTCAATTACGCCATCCATTTCATTTCGCAGTGTGACGTGCCCGATGAGGCGGCGGCAGTGATCACGGGCATGAACGGCGGCGTCCACATCAACGACGAAGCCGTACCATTTTAGCCGGGGGTGAGGCATGGCGATGACTTGGTTCCGCTTTCATAACGCCACAATCAATAACCGCAAGGTGCAGGCGCTCAGTGGCGACCTTTTCAAGTTCTGGGTGAACCTGCTCTGCATCGCCTCGATGGAGAATCAGCCGGGGGGCGTCCTGCCCCCCGCTGCTGACCTTGCCTGGACACTGCGCGAGGACGTGTCCGCTGTGACCGCCTCCCTCACCGCCCTCACCGCCTGTGGCCTCCTTGACGACGAGGACGGCGTACTCTCCCCCCACGAGTGGGACGCCCACCAGTACCAGACCTCCACCAATCGGGTGCAGAAACACCGTGCCGCCAAGCGGGGTGAAACGGTGGAGGACGTTTCCGAAACAGCACCCCTCACTGTTACCGAAACACCACGGCCCATTGTTTCGGAAACGTTACCGACCATTGTTTCCGAAACGGCGATGAAACGTTTCAGTAACGTTTCTGAAACCGACCAGATACAGAACAGACCAGACACAGAGACAGACCAGACGCAGACACAGAGCGCGGCGATCCCCAAAGCGGTGGTGCGTGACTTCGAGGCGTTCCAGCGGGCGTACCCGGCAGCACGGCGTACGAATATCAACGAGGCGAAGCGCGAGTGGGCAGCAGCCTTTCGCAGTGGCGACCTCCCCGACATGGTAACGACGCTCCGCGCCCTGAACGCACACAAGGAGTCCTCGGAGTGGATGCGGGACGGTGGGCGCTTCGTGCCGGGGATGGCGAAGTACATCGCGGCGCACATGTGGGAAGCGCCCCCGATGAACAAAGACCCGGAGAAGCCGAAGCGTCCACTCAGCCCGGATATTCCGGCACAAGGCAAGGCCGTGTATTGAGAGGGGATGGGCAATGACGTGTAGGTGGGAGAAACGAGAGATGCCATACGACACGACGAAGGCAGTTGAGTACGTCGAGAATGCGCTCGATTACATGCTGCCTGACATGTTCCCCGATCATCTGGTTGTCCACGAAGAGCGGCGCGTCTTTCGTGTTGTGAAGGGTGCGCGCTTTGTACAGATCACCGTCACCGCCGACGAAGAACTGACGCTGGACGACCACGGCTTCGCGGTTGCGCCGTGAATAAACGCCCTATCCACGTCGATCTCTTTAGTGGCATTGGCGGTTTCAGTTTGGCGGCACAGTGGGCGGGCTTCACCACGGCCCTGCACTGCGAGATCGACCCGTACTGCCGCAAGGTGCTGGAGAAGCACTGGAGGGACGTGCCGATACATGGCGACATCCACACTCTCACAGGCGAGATTGTTCGCGCCCACCTCGCCCGCGACTCCACCGCAGATGTTCAGTACGCCAGCAGCGAGTTGGTACGAGGGACGCGGGACGGTGAAGCCAGAGACATGGGAGAAGCGTCAGCGAGCTCGCGTAGCGGCGGGGAAGGTGCGCTTTGCCGATCCGCTCCACGTACAAGTGTTGATCTCCTCACCGGAGGATTCCCGTGCCAACCATTTTCTATCGCGGGACAGCAACGCGGCACGGCGGACGACCGCCACCTCTGGCCTGAAATGTCTCGACTTATTGCGGAACTCCGGCCCACTTGGATTTGTGGTGAAAACGTTAGTGGCTTCATCGCAATGGCACTCGATGATGTGTGCCTTGACTTGGAAGCCGCAGGTTACGAAGTCTGGCCGGTTGTATTTCCGGCTTGCGGCGTCGGCGCGTGGCACAAAAGGGAAAGAGTCTTCATCGTCGCGCATGATACCCACGCCGACCAGCAGGGATCACAAGGATACGGGTGTGTCAGTGGTGAACGGGACGGTGCCGGTGAACAGCCTGTTGGGACGGCATGTACAGATGTTCCCGACGCCGAAAGCGCAAAACGCGAACAGTCCGGGCCTGCATGGACGGGGCGGGATGGACTTGCAGACGGCGATCACCCGTGGCTCGGATGGGACGGACGGCAGCCCCTCGCCGCCATCTGGGAGCGGGAGCCTGTCGGCAGTGTGGGTGTCATGGCTGATGGGATTTCCCCCCGGCTGGTTGGACGACTAGCGACCGGGGAGAAGAATCGCGTCAACAAACTGCGCGCACTCGGTAACGCGGTCGTGCCGCAGCAGGCATACATGGTGCTGGCGGCGATCTACGAGGCGCTGCATGAATAGCACGAGAACGTCACTGTGCGCCCCTGTGTGCTTATGAAAGTACACGCGGCACGGATTCATCCTTTCTTCCCCGTTCGCCCGATACGGAGGCGCTGAATGGCAAAGACGTGGCAGGACTTCGACATCGCGGTAGACCCGTGGGAGACGGGGGAGCGGAAGAAACTGTGTCCCCGTTGTTCGCACACGCGCCGTCACAACGGGCGGGAGAAGTGCCTGTCCATCAACATTGACCTGGGCATTTTTCATTGTCATCACTGCGAGTGGAAGGGTTCACTCGGCTACGAGGAGACGGATTGGAGAGACCGCGTGGATCAGGTCAAAACATACACGAAGCCCGTCCCCGTCGAGGATGTGGCATTGGAGCCGTGGGGAGCGCAGTGGCTCGCGGAGCGGCATATCAGCAGCGAGACTGCCGCGACCTTCGGCCTCTACACGACGACGCACTTCTTCCCGCAGACGGGTAAGGAGGAGAAAGCGATTGTCTTCCCCTACATCAAGGACGGCGAGACGGTCAACAACAAGTATCGCGGCCCGAAGAAAATCTTCGCCACCGACAAGGGCGCGGAACGGTGCTTCTATAACTTCGATGCGCTCAAGACGGCGACGGACATCTTCATTGTCGAGGGCGAGGGAGATGTCTGGGCCTTCGCCGAAGCGGGGATTACGGAGGTCGTCTCCGTGCCGAACGGCGGCACCGAGCGGGCGATGGACTACTTGGAGAGCGCCACCCCCTACCTGCACACGATGGCGACGATCACCCTCGCCGTGGACATGGACACCGTGGGGCGCGAACTGGAAGGGGAGTTGACGCGGCGCATCGGTCGCGAGAAATGCAAGCGGGTCGTCTGGCCCGAGGGATGCAAGGACGCGGGCGAGGTGCTGGTCAAGCATGGCCCCGACGCGATCAAGATTGCCGCCGCCGAAGCGCGCTTCTACCCCGTGGGCGGCAGCGTCCATTTCAGCGACCTGCGCGACGAGTTGTACAAATCGTACCACTATAAGCCGACACGCGGCTACCTGACGGGCTGGCCGACGCTCGATAAGTATTACACCGTTCGCCTCGGGGAAATGACCGTCGTGACCGGAATTCCCGGATCGGGCAAATCTGAATTTCTTGCGTCCCTCCTCGTCAACCTCGTGCGTATCCACGGTTTCTCCTTCTCGATCTTCTCGGCGGAGAACTACGACGACACGCCCGCGCCCCTCGCAGAGCAACTGATTCGCAAGTGGGTCGGCAAGCCGTACAAGGAGGGGTACGCGGGCCGGATGACGTGGGAGGACGTGGAGAACGCGACGGCGATCTTCGATGAGCACTTCGCCTTCATCAACCCCGAGGAACCGACGCTCGACAGCCTGCTTGAAACAGCGAAGGTGCATCTGACGCGCCTCGGCATCAAGGGGCTGGTGCTCGATCCGTGGAACGAGATTTCCCATGATCGCAAGGGGCTGACGGAGACCGATTACATCGGTGAGGCATTGCGTCGTATCCGTAAGTTCGCCCGCATGCATGACATCCATGTGTGGGTGGTCGCGCACCCGACGAAGATGCAGCGGTACACGCTGGAGGACGGCAACACCGCCTTTGAAGTGCCGACTCCCTATTCTGTGTCGGGTAGTGCGAACTGGTACAACAAGCCTGATTGTTGCCTGACCATTTACCGATTCAAGCACGACCTGACGCTGCCGGTGCAGTGCCACATCCAGAAGATTCGCAAGCAGCCCGACGTGGGCACGGAAGGGATGGTGGAGTTCTCCTACGACTGGCGCACCTCGTCGTATACGGACATACCGGAGACAACGATTTCCAAGGGAGACAGCGTGGCAAGCGCCTTTGCGGGCGATGATTTCCCGGCTACCGAAGCCGCAGATTAGGAAGGAGGAACAGATGGGACAGTGTGCCGACTGCACGTATTGGGAGCGCAAGGAGCGCAACTGGCGGGACGCAGAGGATCAAATCCGTCAGGACTATGCCCGTTACGCGCCCGACGACGTAGAGCGGAGGTTGGCGAAGGTTGCCGAACTCGACCATTGGGGAAGGTGCGTCAGGATGGATGGGCCGACATGGGATGAGCGCGCTACGGGGACGCTCGCGGTCGCGGAGGATGGCTCATCGTACAGCGCCCACGCCCTGACACGGGAGAATTTTGGCTGTGTGATGTTTGCAAAGAAGGAGTCCAAATGAGCGCAGTAACGACCGAACGGGCAGTGCAGTACCTCGCCGACGAGGAGTTTGACTACGTGATCGTGGCGACGGGGCCGGGAACGGCGCGGGCCGAGACGACGGATGGCGCGGCGATCCTCTCCATTGGCGCGCGGCAGACGATGGTGCAGGGGAAGGTGCCGAATGTACGCGTACGCATGCGCCAGCACTACCCGAACGCGACCGAGGTGAAGTTGGGCAAGCGCGTTGCAGCCGAGGGCTTCGGTATGGCGCGCATTGTCCCACCCCGCCGCGCGCACGCACCCCTGATCGCCGCGCTCCCGATCCGCCGTGGCTTCGCGGGCAACACACCGCGCCCGACGATGGATTACGGCGACCCGATGGACGCGGTGTACCCGCCGTTCCGCGAACTGCTCGGTGTCTGGCAGGCCGTCCCGCAAGGCGAGTATCAATGACTTGGCAGGTACTCGGCTTCGTCGCCGCCGTGGTAATCGCGGTGCTCCTCGTGACGATGCCGTTCCGAAAGGACTTCTGAGTGGCGTATCTTGTCATTGACCTGCCCCTACCGCGTAGCGAATGCCACCAAGAGGACGATGACTTTTTGCGAGAGCACTACCTTGAGATGTCACACGAGGCAATGGGGTTGGTGTTGGGCAGAACTCGCAACGGTATACGCAATCGCTGTTGGAGACTGGGGTTGCGGAAGAAGGCGGCGGCGTGGACGGATGACGAGTTGCGTGTTGTGCGCGAATGGTACACCGAGAGAGTCGGATTACCAGTCAATCTCAAGGAGTTGGCTCAACGGATTGGTAGGCCACATACCGTCGTAGCCGCGCAAGCACGAACAATGGGATTGACGACATATTCTCGCCCACACAAAGAGCGGGGCGACGACGGCTTCACGGACTCTATGCGGGGAAGACAGGCACGCTTTGCGACACCAGAAGAGCGCGGTGCATTTATGGGTGCAGCGATCAGAAAGCACCAAGCGGAAAACGGCCACCCTCGCGGTGCGCTCGGCATGAAGCACACGGACGCAATGAAGCACGCTCGGTCCGAGCGGGCGAGACATTGGCACGCGACTGCGACGCACGAACAAAGAGAGGAAATTCGCTTGAAGCGGAATGCCACAAACATCGAGCGTTACGGCACGGGAGCGCCAGGATTTCTCTCGCAGGAGAATCCATATAGTCGTGCGAAGGGGGGTAAGCGGGCTGATTTAGACAATCGCTATTTCCGCTCTGCGTGGGAGGCGAACTACGCACGCTACCTCAATATGCTCAAAGCACGCGGCGAGATAGCCGACTGGAAGTTCGAGCCACAGACATTCGTCTTTCATGGAGTGACGCGCGGCGCACTCACCTATACACCTGACTTCAAAGTGATCGAGAAGGACGGCTCGTATTGCTGGCATGAAATCAAGGGATGGATGGACTCGAAAAGCCAAACGAAACTCAAAAGAATGGCGAAGTATTACCCCGCCGAGAAGATCATCGTCATTCAGCAAGAAGAATACAAGGCAATCGCCAAGTGGTCGGCAATGATTCCCGGTTGGGAGGGCGGTCGTGGGCATACGGCATAAGATTGGAGGCATCACATGGGAGGTGGACAAGATGAATCAGGGGGTGACAGTGACGGTCAAGCCGCTGTCACAGAGGAGAGTGGCCTAGTGGATACGCTCCTCGATGCGCTGCGGTATTACGCATGGGGCAAGCACTTCGGTTGTGTCGGCGGCCACTTCTTCGTCAACGACATCGGTGAGGTCGCGACCGCCGCGCTCGACACATGGACGGAGGCGCACCGTGGCTAAGTCGGTCGGGATGTGCATCGCGCTGATCGGTGGGTCGCTCGTGGCATATGAGGCGTGGCGGATCGCGCCGCTACTCGTCCTTGCCCTGCTGCTGATGGCATGCGGCCTGGGGGTGGTGATTGCGGTGGAGACGACACAGGCGATCCGCACGCAGCGGGAACACTGGCGCGACATCGAGGAGCAGTTGAAGGCGCGCAACGTGGACGCCGAGGTGGAGTTTCTCGACGATGACGAGGAGGTGGCATGACGAAGAACCAGTCGCCAACGCGCCCGCCCACGCATCATATTCGGGCAATGAATGCGGCGGCATGGGCCTATTACACCAATGCGCAGTGCTGGTTGTCCGAGGAGGGCATGGGGCGGGTGAGCGCGGAATACGAATGCCCCGGCGAGGGATGGGGCGCGACGCCTGCGGAAGTCCATGTTGCGCAACAACTGTGGTACGCATTTTGGGCTGCGAACGCCCTCTAAAGGAGTAGGTGTGAGCGAAACAGACGCGGAAACGTGCCGTCACGCGATCAGGGAGAACGCCGCCGTGGGCGAGGAGCACGAGCACCTGCTGATCGGTAGTCTGCGCTGGCAGGAGGCACTGGCAGATCGCGCCGCCCGCAACGGCAAGGGATGGAACGTCAACAGTGCCATCGCCCATGCCATCCAGCACGCGGAGGCGCAGGCGACTGACCGCGCGGCACACCTGACCATCGAGCGATCAACGGACGCGATGGAGACGGAGACCGGCAAGCAACTGCACTACGCCTTCATCAACCACCTCGAACTGATCCGGGCGATGGAGCGGTTGGAGATCGCCAGCGTGAAACAGTATCGCCACTACCGACTCTTTGAATTCATGGGCAAGACGGTGGAGGAGATTGCCGAGGCGGAAGGCGCGAGTGTCTACACCATCGAGCAGTCCCTCCGCACCGCCCGCCGCTTTCTGCGCAACCTCATCCTCGAATGGCCCCAATAGGTACTTGTATAAGAACGTAACGGCTGGTAGGCTGGAGGCAAAGGAGGGTACATGACTGTTTTGCGCGATGCACCAAAGTTCTGTGACGAACCGGAGGGCTATTACACAACCCCTGACGGCTTGGCGTTAGACGAGGCACTGCGACACGTTGCACGGGGAGGCTTCTCGACACAGGCTCCCGTTCCGCAACCCAACCCCATCTTCGGTGTACTCGATGAGATGCGCGCCATCACGCAGCGCAAGAACAGCGACTACGCGAACAGCAGTGATGTCTTTCGCAATTTCCGTGTCTGTGAACAGATGGGCATCCCCGCCTATGAGGGCGTCATCGTGCGCATGAGCGACAAGTTCTCGCGCATCCTCAACCTGATCGAGAAGTCCAAGCGGGGTGAGGGCGCGGCGGTCAGCAACGAGAGCCTGCGTGACACGCTGATTGACCTCGGGAACTACGCGGCCATTGCCGTCTGTCTCTTGGACGAAGGTGAGGAG